TCCCCTATGTGCATACTGGGTGCGTACGCGCGACCTGTGTGAGAGAGATAGGAGAGAGAGATATTACGTTAAGTAAGGAACAGTCTTTCCTACGGCGTCTTTGGAGAGAGCATCTGAAGAAGAAATGGGGGACCTGCTGCGGCAGGCCCCCCGGCGGCGGCGGCGGGAGGTGTCCCCCTCACATCTCGCCACGCCTCCATGCCTCGGCCTTGGGGGACTTGTCGTCAACGTGGGGGGTGTTCCACATCGCCGACTTCTGGCCGTCTTGGAAGGTGGACTTCTCGCTGAAGGGGACGCGGCGGGTTGGGTCGTCGTTCTCGGTCACGCGGTACTCGTGGGTGGTGTCCTCGCCGGTTCGCTCGGTGGTCCACATGCGGCCCTTGGGCTTGAACAGGGACCAGAAGGCCCACACATCCCGACCCGGCATCGAAGCGTCCCACAGGTCGGCGAACCAACCGTCTGCAAGGGTGCCGGTGAACTCACGGCTTCGGATGGTCGTCCACCGTCCGCGCTGCATCTTGCCGATGGTCACCCGGAGGTTGGACCCGGACCCGGTGCGGGTGTGATAGTTCTTCGGTGCGCCGTGCTTGTGGTGGCGGCGTTCGACGGTGGTGCTGAAGGTGGGCTGATAGTCGAACTTGACGACGAAGCGGGCCTTCTTGGTGCTGAAGGTCAGTTCGCCCTTCTTCCGCATGGGCTTGCCCTTGTCGTTGGTTTCGGGCGTGATGGTGGTCTTGGTCATAGGCAGGGGCTTGTTGGGGTCGCGGCGGCGGCTCATGCTCCTCCGACGGTGTGGTCCTATATCAACCCACGGCCGGGCTGATGCTCCCCTTCTATGGGGTGCTCGGCTACCCCTCGGCTCGGCGGGGAGGGGTAGGTGTGCGCCCCCATATGGGAGAGAGATTTCATACGTTAAGTAAGGAACAGTCTTCCTAACGGCACCTCGGGAGAGGTACCGAAAGGAGAGAGGAGGGGATTCCCTCCGGGCGGTGCCCCTCACTCCTCGGCGACCTCCGGGGTCAGCCACACCGCACCCATCCAGTCCTTGAACCGGTACGGGGTGGTTCGGGTGTCGTCGTGGTTCTCCATGTGCTTCGTTGGGTGCGAGGTGTCGGTGCCCCACGACCGGCGACCGTAGGCACCGGAGCGGCGACCGATGACGGGCCACAGGGCGGCGTGTGGGACGGCGTTGGACCGGTAAGCGTTGAGGTGGGCTGCGAGGTTGTCGGCGTTGGCCCCGATGACCTTCGTGGTGCCGCGCTTCTGGCCTCCACGGCGGAGGCTGAGGGTGAGGACGGAACCGCTGCCGGTGACGTTGCTGAAGTTCTTGAAGTGGCCGTCTTTGCGGTGGCCGTGGATGACGGTCTTCGATTGCTTCGGGGTGTAGTGGGCCACTACGGCCCACCCATGGCGGAAGCCGAAGCGGTGCTTGAATCGGGTGGGCTTGGCGGTGGGCTTTGGTCGGCTCATGCCCCTCCCACCACGTTGGGCTATATCAACCCGCGCTTCGGTCGTTTCGGCCCTCCTGTGGCCCTCCTGTGGTACCCTGCGCCCCGTGTGGTGTGGTCTGTGTGGTGTGTACATATGGGAGAGAGATTATTCCGTGGGAGAGAGGTTATATTAGTCTTAGGGAAACACGACGACCCACCATCTGAGGAGAGGAGAGAGGGCCTCTCAGGAGGGGAACTCATGCCCTCCCTCCGTCGCTCCGAACGGGTGCCGTCGGCCCATGGTCACCCCACCACGGCCCCCCTCTTGAACCCACCGTTGACGACCCTCCCGGCGGCCCCTCTCCGGCCCCGACCGGCGGCCCCTCCGAAACGGCCGTTTTTGGGAGATCTTGCTCGCAGTACCACGTTTTCCCAATTGCATGGGTTTATATGGGACCCCTCGGATGGCCTATCATACCCGAGCAGCGACGACCCCTCACCGGCGGCGTGGTTGTGTGGACGGTTACACGACCCGGCGACGGGGTGGGGGTTGGTCCTTCGGACTGGTCCCCATCGCATCCTAACAAGCCGCTTTGACGGCACCCTTCTGAGGCAAACACGCACCCTTGTGGTGTTGTGGTCCACTTGCACGGACGCAGCAGGACCCAAGGGTGCCGGATGATATAGTGGCTAAACTGAGGTGGACAAGAGTCCGAGCCAGATACCCCTGTGTGAACGAGCAGGCTGCGGTGCAAGCAGGACCGACGGGAGCATGGAGGTACGCGAACTGTGCAAACAGAGCGTAAAAGATGACGTAAGAGCATCGAGCAATGAAGACTCCCACCTCAGAAAATCAGCGTCATGTTCGCCGGTCCCAACAGACCGGCGGCACCCCCCTGTACGGGCGATGATGGTTTCAACAGATACCGGAGCCCACCTACTCACAGACGTACTGGATGCTACGGCAAACAGATGGTCCAAACAAACCGCACTCAAGTGGGTACATGACGCCTGACGACAAGAGAGCGAGTCAGACAAACGAGGGATAAGGTCCTCGGCACAGAATCAGCCTCCACAGATTTACGGCATTGGTCCAAACAAACACCGGAGGCACCGCGCAAGCGAAGACATGTAAGCAGACTCGCTCGGGAGGACGTGCAGCCAGAACTGCCCGTCAGACCTCTCCCCCGACTGTCCCGGCTTCGGCCCCGACAGAGTGACCGTTGATACAGATACGGTCCATGGCGTACTAAGGCACGTACGCACGTCGTCAGGCAGTAATACAGATACCTACCATACGTCCTTCGTTGCGCGACCATCCGAGATAACGCAACGCGACCCAACGGCTACGGCCCATCTCGGGTTCCCAAGGAGGGATGCTACATGTCTGCAACCACAGACATTAACATGGCGCTTACTCTGCTTCCCATGCTCTGGGCCTTTGTGCTCACGGCAGCAGTTGGCGTCGCTTGGATTGGAACCAAGCACCACGACCGAATGGTCGCTCGAGCGGGGTTGGAACTGGAGGTCCGCAAGCGGGCCGCTGAGTTCAACAACGTCACCCTTGCGCAGTACCTGCGCATGACGAGCGACGGCTACGTCCACGCACAAGACGAGGGGTACTCACATCGTACCATGACGAATACCAAAATCGTCACCGACTCCTCGCTCAACGGCGGGTCGTACGGCAGCGCGGAAATCGTGTCTCCCCCGCTTCACGGTTGGGGACGAATCCGAAACTACGTGCGGGCCATTGGTCGCTCTGCTTCAGGAGTGCTCGGGGTTGATACCTCGTGCGGCATGCACGTCCACATCGGGCTGCGTGACCACAACGGGTCTTTCGACAACAACAACAACGGCCCCGTGTCCTTCGAGCAGGCAAAGGGTGTGGGAATGCGTACTGCGATTGCGTACTACATTTTGTTTGGTGCTTTCGAGTCAATCGTCAGCCCAAGCCGTCGCACCAAGACGGGCATCAACAGTTACTCCGGCGCTCGGAACCTACGGGATATCAAGAGTGCCGCAGGACCCGACACCCACTACAGCCCGACGAGCAAGACGGTGAAGGTCGCAAAGGCGCTCGACAACAGCAACCCACGGGGCATGAAGTCTCTGTTCGGATGGTCCAAGGACAAGCCGCTCTCAGAGATGAACCCCAACGTCAAGAGCGCCGTGTACAGCGACATTTGGCGGGTCATCGGTACTGACCGGTACCTGCCTGTCCGTCTGACCTGCCTCGAAAGTTACGGCACCGTGGAGTTCCGACTCCACCAAGGCACCGTGAACTCGAACAAGATGTACGCATGGATTCGACTGTGCTACCTGATGGTGCAGCGTTCCATGGATGAAGATGCGTGGTGGGACTGGGCGGCCGGTCATGTGACCAAGAAACGCCGCAGCGTTCAGACACGCGACTCCTACTTCAGCAGCATCGCTGCTATTCGGGACTACCTCGGTCTGTCCGAGGATGACCCGGAGATGCAGTTCTGGGAAGCACGCGCACGTCACCTTGCGAATGAGGGTCCTGAGCCCGAGTGGCCATGGATGGACACAGACCCAACCCTCGCTACCGCAAACACGGCGACGTTGCAGGGCCTGATGAGCGGTGGGGACTCCCTGTGGGTGCCCGGCCGCATGTACTACCTCGACCAACTGTCGGTGGAACGACGCAATGCCCTGTACGAAGCGCACCCCTACATCCAATGCGACGATTGCGGGTCTGAACTGGCCACCTTGGGTGTTCAGGAATACATGCACGAGCAGTTCGGTTGTACCCTTGAACTCACCCCTCAAGATACGGAACTCAGCGTTGTGTACTTCCGAGGCGGTTGTACGCGCTGTGCGGAGGCCGCAGGCCAAGACCCAGACGACCACCTCTCGTGGTCCCAGTTTTCGTTGGACGCCACGGCGCTCGGACTCTTGTCCCTTCTCATGGGCTTCGGCTCATGGGTTGCCGCCGCTGCCCTGATTGTGGGCTGCGGCATTGGAGCCATCCACCGTGCAAACAACCGCAAGTTCGTCAAGGGCAAGTGGCTCGCCAAGTTGCACACCCTCCTCGCCTCGCGGGGTGGACAAGCAGCCGGGTGGGCTATCCGCAGCAAGGACGGCCTGCGTACATGGCGCGTCGCTGCACATGCCGAGTCGCTCGAGAAGTACACCGCCAAGACGGTCAAGCAACTCGGGCAGACGAACATCAACTGGTCCATGGTCCACACGCGGTACGCAACGCACGGTGCAAACACGCCCGAAAACGCGCACCCCCACGCCTCTCACAACGAGCGCGTGGTGTTGGTCCACAACGGCGTCGTTCACAACTACGAAGACGTGTGGGCAGGAATCAAGGTCGAGCCAACTGGCGATGTTGACTCTCAAGCGGTGGCCGCAGCCCTCGAGGTGGGCGGCATTGAAACCGTAGTCAAGTACGCAAAGGGCAGCATGTCCCTCATCTGGGCAGACCGCGACCAACCTGACCACCTGCACTTCTGGACGAACGGGGGCAACCCACTCTCGTTCGGTCGGCTCCGCGACAAGACCACCGGTCCTGTTGTGGTCGGCAGCACTACCGCGCACCTCGAAGACGCCTTCGGCAAGGAACTGGCTTCCGTGTACGAATGCGTCATTGGTCGCCACTACACAATCACGCCTTCGGGTGCGATTACCTCCCGCGACATTGCCGGCTCGGCCCAGACCGCAGCCACGTCGTACGACTGGCGCACCTACGCCACCACCTACGGGCAAAACACCCGTTGGTCGTGGAGCAAGCCCCGCAAAGCCTCCGGCAATGCGGACAACTGTGCGCTTGACCTGACGCCCAAGGTGTCCGTTGCTGACCGCAACGCGCTTCAAGTTGCCGCGCAGGACGCGGCCATCGAGGCAGGTGTGGCTGACTTCGGTTACGTCGGATGGCCTCCCTTCATCCATGAAGGCGAGTGGTACGACGGCTACGACGCAAACACGCACCGGGGACAAACGGCGGTGGACGAGGACCACATTGTGGAATACGAACTGCCCCGCTCCCTGTACGTGGATATCTGGTCCCAACAAGACCTTGATTGGTCGTGGGTCGCCAAGGGCGACTACCGTGATGCAGACGCAGACCTTGCGGCCGGCCACGCCCGTGACCACCTCGACCAGTCTCTGGACGAGGACTTCTTCTCCGAGAAGTGGAACTGGGCGACGGACGACTACCGCGACATGCGTTGGCTCCGCTGAGCAGAGTAAGCGTCAACACGCACACACGTCAGCATTGTGACTGACGAGACCGCTACCCACCCTCGCCCGGAATGCCGGGGTGGGTAGCCCCCCCAAGTCTCCGGCCTCTCAACGAAGCCGAGTAAGCCCGCAAGGGCAGATTCAGGGTGAGCATCGGCCATCCCTGTGGCCACCCCTTCTCAACAGGTGACTGTTCTGCCCTTCAGGGGGCAGGCAGCACCACATGTCTGAGAAGACTGTACAGAACGAGGTGAATGCTTCCCACGCAGCAAGCGTGGGACTGATTGAAAACGTGCGCTTGCACGTCATGTGGTTGGTGTCCTTCCTGACGCCACCAACCGGTTCCGGCCATTTTGCGCCGGACATGACCACGACGCACCAAGAATGGTGGAGCACCCAGCGGTTGCTCGCGTTCGTCCGCAACGAGTCCTTTGGGCTCTTTGACTCGGCGAACCCCAACCGCTACCGGCCAAACCATCCCGAAGGCAAGACGTTCGGCGTCAACACCGCCGAAATGGTGTGGCTTCCAAAGCCCATCGTCAACGCCCTGACGGAGGCCGCGCGGCTCAAAGCCGAACAGATGGCGGACTTCGGTCGCCTCTGGCTCCCGGTGCGTGTGCAACCCGGAACCGTTTGGTTCGGTGTGGATGAGTGGGCTTCCCCCCACTATGACCCCATGCCCCTGCCCGACGGGACCGTGGAAATCATGGCCGAAGCCTACGCCTGCATCCCCGAGCCGATGTTCGACTGGAAGCAGGTTGGCGGCATCCATTCCCTGATGACCGAGAACCAGTACCATCTTCGGGTGGACTCGCTCGACCTGACGGACTTCTGGCCTGAAGCGCCCGTGTCCTACTGAGGTAGGCATTCGCCCTGACGTGTACTAACAAGGTACCCCAACAAGGGTACAGGCGGCATCACGCCGCGCCCAATCGGTGAGACCCACCGCCCGGAGGCTGACCGGGACAACAACAGCCCCCTACTCACAAGCACACAGGAGGTGAAAACATAACGAACAACGAAACCGACCCGGTGTCCATTGAAGTACCCGACTGGGTGCGAATGATGATTGACGACTATTGCTCGAAGCATGGCTTTGAGCGAAGTCAAATCGTCACCGCAGCCGTTGAAGCCTTCATGGGCGTCGGCACAGACGGACAAGAGGGACCGCACCTTTGGCTCAAGAGCGCCAACGAGATGTGGCCCCGGTGGTGAACCACCCGTCCGTCCCCAACACAACACGCCTGCATTACGACAGGTGAGACCGGACCCCTCGGTGCTGCGGCATCGGGGGGTCCCCCGCATTCACAAGCACACAGGAGGTGATAAGATGTGCCCGCAGAACTGCCGTTGCGCTAAGTGCAGATAGGGTGTGAATCCCCCTGCGCTCCCGGTGCATCACGCACCCTAACGCCGCTTGGCGCGACCATACAGGGGATTTGTGCAGATTGACGCTGATTGTCCGCTTTTCACGTAGTTTATGAAACAGCACACCCAACTCCGAAATATCAAGTGGAGGGTATCGCTTTTTTTTCTGCGGCCAGTCTTAAGGAAGACTTTGCGCGGGGGCCATCTGAGGAGAGGTCGGTTTTCCGAAAAGTGGGGAATTGGTGTGACCACCAATTCCTGTAGGCGGGTACGCGCCTGTGCGCCGCATGTACGGGAATGGCTGAGGGCCATTCCACCACCACGTACGGGTATCAAACCGAATTTCGCCCCAAATTCAGGGAAAGACCCCGGCCTGAAAATCGTCGCCGTTGCCTGTGGATGGGTAGGGCATACGCTCGTGCGGGGGACTACCCTAATCGCGTACGCGAGTACGTGCTTATAGCGAGAGGCTCGTTTCTCCGCCCCGTCGGCCATCCCGGCACCGACCGGCCCATAGACGACCTCAACATAGCCCTCTCCATCGGCGCAACCTATCGGTTCACCACCCTGCCCCTTATAACCGACCCAACGGCCACAGGTTTATATCCCTCCCGCTGCTCCGATGAACCATGCGACGAACCGCAGAACCAACACGCCCCAACCCACCGACCGCCCTCCACGTTGTCGAGACTCCATCCCGAGTCGTGACGTGGATTTCGGATTCTCCGAATCCGCATCACCGGAACCACAAGACCGTGGTCACGAACTTGCGCCGCCACTCCGTGGCTTCCTTCGTGAGTTCAGCCGACCCAAAGTTCACCGTGCTCCGATGGACCGCACCCTCAATGGCGAGCGGCTCGTTCACCCTCGTGGGGGTGCGCAAGTGAGCAAGGGACCCATGCGACCCCGCTCCTTCACGGACGAACTGAACTTCTCGGCCGATGACTTGCCCGGATGGTGCGCCGCCCTCGTGGATGCAGGGTACGTGGTCAAGGATGGCGAAGCCATCGAGCAGAGGTGGACGAGCATTCACTTGGCCCAACACCGTACCGAAATCGGCTTCGTTGCCCATGTGAGCCTGCATGACCCCACAGACCCGCGCTACGACGGCGATTGGGTCGTCAACGGTGCCCCCGGCCTCCGTTCCCTCCATGTCCGTACCCCGGACTTCCATGCGGAGGTGCTCGGATGAGCACGTGGATGACGGTCGGCATGACCCCCGACGGTGTGGACGCCATCAGCGTTCTCGTGTGTGACGGTTGCCGAAGGGATATCACGTACGGTGGCGGCTTCTGCCCCGCTTGCGAGGAGGTGGACGCATGAGCCGAGACTACCTTTGCGTCGGATGCAACCAACAGGTCCACGAAGACCTTCACATCATGGTCAAGGGAGCAGACGGATGGTCGCGCTCTCTGTGCGAGGACTGTGCTGATGAGGTGGACGCATGACTGAGGACGGACCCGTGACGTACACCGTGCCCATGGCCGTGTGGGACCACGTGGAGTCGCTCCTGAAGCGCCTCGTGGGCATGTCCGAGCGCCGTGGTGCGACCCCGCTCACGTACGAGGTCGGTGACCCGTACCTTGAGACCATCACCGCCAAGGTGCTGAAGACCCGCATTTCCGGGTGGCGTCGTCGCCGCTCATACCTGCCCATCAGCGAGGACACGTACGGCCGCATGGTCAGGGACGTGACCGTGGCCCATTGGCCCGGTGCAGACACCCCGTGGACCATCCTCGGCACCGTCGAGCCCGCCAACCCCAACGAATCGGGGTCACGCCCCGGTGTGTGGCGTGCCGCCCCGGACGAGCAGGGACACGAGGACATGCCCTCGTACGTGCCGACCGTGCGTACCCGTGAGGGACCTGCCGTCGTGTTCCACGACCGGTGTGACCATTGCACCTCCGGTGCCCGTGGTCGGCTCAAGACCGTGCTGCTGCGCCACAAGGACACAGGCGAGGTACGCAACATCGGCACCTCGTGCCTGTTCGACTACATGGGCGTGACCGGCGACATGGCCATGAACATGGTGAACGTGCGGACCCTCATGTGGGACGGCTTCTCTTACGGCGGACGACGCCAACGCAAGGTCGCTGAGGTCACGGAGGCCGTGCGCCTCACCATGCTCCTGCAAGGCGAGTCATATGCCCGTGGCCGTGGTCGCCTCCTGTTCGACCACGAGCGCATGTTCGTGGACGAGCACGGTGGTGTGTGGACACCCCCGAACCCCCGAGCGACGACCCGGTACTGGAACAACACGCTGAAGGCCAACCAGACAAGCCTTCGGTACGCCGTTCGTGACCCTGACGAGCGACCCCACATGATTCCGACCATCGCTGAGGAGCACATCGAGGTGTGGCCCTTGGCGGCGTACGACCTGCCTGACCGTGGGGACGAGCCTGCGTGGTTCGGCACACCCGAGGGGCTGCTCGACTCCATGCGAGCCGCCACCGGCTCCTTCGGAGCCTCCCTGCGTGCGGTGCTCCAAGCCGGTGTCGTGACCCTCAAGACGTGCAACCTGTTCATGGGAGCCATCTCCGGCTATCGCCGCAACCTCAAGCGCGAGGCCCGTGAGGCACTCGCTGAGCGCCTGCCTGCGGTGGACGGGGTGGCCTCCGAGCACATCGGCTCTGTGGGGGACAAGGTGACGCTGACCGGTGAGGTCACCGCCGTGCGCCCCTTCGACGGCTCATACGGACGCTCCAACGCCGTGTCCTTCGTGACCACGGAGGGCAACCATGTGTCGTGGTTCACCACCGCACCGCCCGGCTTGGGCGCACACAAGGTGACGGGCAAGGTCAAGCGTCACGGCGAGTTCAGGGGCAACAAGCAGACCACCCTTGGTGGTCGTGTCCGTGCGGAGGTGGTGGCTTGAACTGGTATTACCTACGACGCATCCAGACCGACCGGTACGCCGACTGGCCGAGCGACCCTGCCCACATGACCGCCGAACAGGCCGATACGGCCCTTTGGGTGTACCACCGGTCAAGCGATTGCCCCGACGTGTCCTATACCGATGGGGACCACGCCATCCGGTGCGCCATGGCCCTGAAGCAAGGGTGCATCGGCTTGCCCAAGTGCAACCCGAGCCAATGCCTCTGCGGGGCCATCAGGAACCCCGGCGTGCCGTCGAGCGACGTACAGCGAGGGTGGACGACGGTGGTGATTCGCCAATGAGGCGGACACAGCACTATCGTGAGCGCGTGGTGGACAGGCTCACGGACGCCGAGCGCGAGCGCTTGTGGGATATCGTGAAGGCCGAGCGGCCCGATATCGGGGGACGTGAGAGCGTCGCCCTGTACGCCATGCGCTTGCCCGTGTACCGCACCGCTGCGTGTGGCTCGAATGGCCGCAACGTCGTGGTCATCATCCGGCATGGCCGCGTCACGACCGTGATGCTGCGTGCCGACCATCAGATTGTGAGCGCCGAGCGTCTGCGCGTGGACCGCCTCATCCTGAAGGTCAACCCCCGTGGAGGCGACGATTGAGCCCAAGGGTTTATATCACCCCACCGATACGGACAATCACAACGGAGGAACCCGAACATGCAAAACCAACCAAACAAGATACACACACCGAAGACCCGCCCCGCCTTGCGGCGACCGCAGGTGCTGCTCTTTACGCAGGACACCACGGCGAACCGCCTGCTGCAAGGGCTGCTCTCGTTCTCACGCCGATACGGCGCGAACTTTCACAAGTGGCGCTACGACCCTCACCCCAACCCTACGTACCCCGGTCAGAACCGACCCGTGAAGGTGAGCGACGAGGAGGCACAGGTTGCCTTCGAGCAAGCCTCGCGCCGGGACCTCACCGCCCACCTCGCCCATGCACCGACCATGTACGCTTCCATGAAGCAGACCATCGCCATTGCACGAGCCGAGGCCGAGGAACTCAAGCGCCGTGCTGCGAAGTCACACATTGCGCCGGAGCACCTGCCCCTCGTGTTCGGACATTCACAACGCTCCGATGTGGTCAAGATGACCTATCGGTGGCCCCTCGCAGGCGAGGAACTGGAGCACTTCATCGCCCACACCGGCCCAAGCCAAGGGAATTCCGGTCGCCTCGGTCGCCAATACGTGCGGTTCGTGGACTCGAAGGGAGTGCAGCGCAAGCAGCATTTGCGGTTAGTCAACCCGGAGTGGGACCACCCCCATTCCCACATGCAGGCCATCTGCCTACAGGCGAATGCAGACGGAGGCATGGACGAGACACCGGTTTGTGTTGCGCCGTGGAACCTGTCGCTTGAGGACGACGCCCTGTACCGTGCCGGAGCACGTGTGGTCGCGTTCAGCCCGAGCGGCAACCCGCAGAGCGGGTCGTACGGTCAGCAGGTGCAGCACCGTGATTGCGTCAAGACGCTTCAGCAATGGTTGGACCGGATTGACTGGTGCGAATGGCTCTTGGAGGGTGACGGTGGCCTTGAAGCAAACGGCAAGCGGGAGCACGCCCTCCGGCAAGTGCGCCACCTCGCACGGCAAGCCCGGATTGAGGAGCGCTCGTACACCCAATACAAGGGTGCTCGTGAGCGGCTGACGGAGGACTGGTTCCGCAAGCAGCAGCACCAAGCCGACCTACGGATGGGCGAGGCACACAACGTCATGACGCTGACGCGGCAACGGTTGGCTGAGGCCATCAAGGAGGCCGAGGCGATGTGCGACTTCGAGGCGGTGCAGGCCGCTTCCTGCTTGGGGGTGGACGCTTGAGCGGCGCGAACTACACGGACTACACGCTCTTGCGGCAGGTGACGGACGGTGGACGGTACAGGCAATGGCTGAGGTACGACACCAACCCCGGCGACCTCGCGGAGCCCAACGCCGCTGATGCGGGGGGTCACTACGAGGTGCTCGTGTGGGAGGACCAGTCACCGCCTCGCGCCAAGGGTGCGCCCGTGCCGCCCTCGGCATCGGTCATGGTCGCCTCCAAGCGTTTCCACACGTTGGGGGATGCCTGCGAATACCTGTACGCTTGGCGCATGGGTGTGCATGATACGTACCACTACCGTGAGCGCGGCACCATGAGGTGGAACTCCGGGCAGAAGGTCGTTATCCGTAGCCTCATCAACGACGCCGTGGAGCAGGCGCACAAGCACAACGTGCCCGTGCATACTCGCTCTCAGCCGGTGGCCTGCCCCGAATGTGGCGACCAACACAACGTGATGCTGCGCGGCGTGCAGTTCGTGGAGTCGAACATTCTCGGCGTTGATACGCACACGATGGAGCCTGAATGGTCGGGCGAAACCGACGAGGTACACCGCTTCGGTCGGAACTTCGTGTACCATATGCTCTATTGCAGGGCTTGTGGGCACACGGATGGGGGTCTGCTCGACCTGATTGGCGAGCCTCAACAGGAGCGGACCGAGGCTGACGCCATGCTCCGGCTGAAGGGGTGGATGGCCTGAACCCAAAGGGGCCAGAGGGTTGATATACTCTCGGCCCCTACGTAATACTGGAGGCACGAATCATGTCGAACAAGCGACGAAACCGAACAAACAAAACGAACCGAACGTACCGCGAGGTGGCGACCAAGGCTCAGGCCAAGAAGCCCGCTCCGCGCAAGCAGGTGAGCGAGGCCGATGGCCTGCTGACCAAGCCCAAGGGGTGGTCGTCGTGATTCCGAGCAACCGCGACCGAGCCGCGAAAGCCTTGGACGCCTTGGACCCGAAGGACACTTGGGGAGCGCCCGTACTGGCGAACCGCATTGTGGACATGCTCGCTAACCTCATGCACTTGGTCGAGCAAGCGTTCCACGAGGACGACGAGTTCTGCGAGGACTTCGAGGGCCTCGTGCAGACGGCCAAGATTCACTACGACGCGGAGTGCCGAGGTGACTTCTCTTGAGCGAGGACAACGGTGGATGGAACAGGGGCAAGCCCGTGAAGGTCATGTGCTTCGTGTGTACGGAGTCGCACCCTGTGGCTGCTCGCATGTCGGGCAAGCCCCTGTGCAGCGTGTGCTTCAATTCCGTGATGGACAAGATGTACGAGGAGGTGAGCGCATGAGCGACAAGATTCACCGCGCCCGCTGCTGCGGCTGCAACCTCCCCATTGACGTGAACGGCCAAGTGCTGCGCCCCGTTGCTGACGGCGACTTCCACAACATGCGCCAAGTGCGCGAGGCTGCGAAGAACCACCGTTGGTTCTGCACGAACTACACGGGCGAGTTCCACGTCACCGCGAACTGGTATGTGGAGGTGAGCGCATGAACGCCAAGATTCGACGCAGCACGGTTGCCCGCATACTGGAGGACGACTGTGTGTTTTATTGCGACACGAGGGGATGTGGGGTACACACGTTCATTTGCTACGTGGACCCCGACGAGCCTGCGTACTGCCCGTCCTGTGACTTCAGGGGCATGGAGGTGGTCCAATGAACATCTTCGTACTGGACAAGGACCCGCAGATTGCGGCGTGGATGCACGACGACCTGCGCCTCGGCAAGATGCTGATTGAGTCAACGCAGATGCTCACCACCGCCCTGTACCGCCACGGTGCGAACGAGACAATGCTCCTGAACGCAGGCGTGACGACACAGGCAGGCAACGCTTGGCGTAGCACCCATCAGCACCACCCGTGTACGATTTGGGCGGGCAACACCCGCTCGAACTGGTGGTGGCTCTGGGACCACGCCGTCGGCTTGCAGGTGGAGTTCTATGCGCGTCGAGGCAAGCACCATGCGTGCAGCGACCCCGCGTACTACACGTCCAAACTGGCGACCCTGATTCCCGATGGCCCGCTGACCCGCCACCCGCTCGCCATGCCTGACGAGTTCAAGGGCGACGATGTGGTCGAGTCATACCGCCGGTACTACATGAGCAAGGAGCGCGTGGTGTGGAACAACCCGCTGGACATTCCCGAATGGGCAAGGGTTTATATGACCCCAACCGATAGCAACAATGTGACGGAGGAACAAGAATGAACACACCACGATACGAAACGACGCAAGACGCATGGGACGCCCTGCCCCCTTGGCGGGCAATGCACATTCCGCTGAAGTCGCGGTGTGCCGCCGTGGCCGAGTGGGCCGATGAACTGAACGGCTTCTGGAACAACCGCTTCATCGTGCATCTGCTTGATGCACCCGAGGACATGTGCGAGGAGGACAAGTTCATGTACGCCATGAACAAGGTCGAGGGCATGATGTGGCTCGAGGTCAACGGCTACCGCAAGACGGGGGAATGTCGTTGAAGCGATACGCAGATGTACTGGCCGAGCAGGAGGCACACCGCGCCCTGTCGTGGGATGAGGTGGATGCTTGCGAGGATGCGGACCGGCTACGCAATGAGGTGCGCCGGTTGCAGAACGTGGTCGCTGACCTGTACTGGTACGTCGGTCGCAAGGTGACCGCACGTGAAGCCAAGACCGGGAACTACATGACCCTCGTGCGTGAGACCGCCGAGCACAAGATGCAGCGGGAGGCGAACCAATGAACTGCAAGCACATTTGGAAGGTCGCTCAGTCCAACGTGGTAAGGGACACCCGTGACGGGCAAGACCACGGGTACAACCACCGGTACATCGTGTGGGGTTCCGTGTACTGCACCCGTTGTGGTGCAAGCGGGAACTTCGACGGCGTGGGGGTGGCGTCCAATGTATGAAGAAGGTCTGATGGACTGGGAATGCTTCACCGAGGCACCTCTTCTGCTCGCGTACCGAACCCTCGTCAGGATGGGGATTCCGGCAGGCGTCGCACATTCGACGCCGGTGGGCGAGCACGGTGTGCCGCTGAACTTCACCGAGTTCGCTCATGCCGTTCGCACCGACTGGGAGGCGGGGAACTATGCCGCCCTCGTGCAAGAGTGCGAGGCCCTCGAAGTGGAGGACTACGGTATTCATTCGATTGGGTGGTGGTTCAGCGAACCAACGGACCGTTACGTCAAGATGTGTGCGGCCCTGCGCCTGTATGACCACTACGAGCCGACGTTCAAGGAGTTCAACGACTGGGGCACACATGCTCACGTGTTGGTGTGCCGGTTCTTCATGGACTTCGAGACCACCCTGCGTGAGATGTTCACCGTACAGGAGGCCAAGCACCGTGACTGAGGACTGGGTGTACTTCACCTGCTGCTACACGGCTGAGAAGGAATACCCTTATGGGTTCTGCCGTTCGTGTTGGATTGCGGCGGGTAAGCCGCAGCCCGTCGGAGGAGGTTTTGTTGATGAATACTGAACAATGGGAAGGCACGACTACGCTCACGAGCGGTGTGCGGATTATTTTCATGGCCACGCATTGCGGTGTATGCCGGTGTGTCGGTGTGGTTCCGCACACCGAACATCAGGTGAGTAGGTCATGGGATGAGCAGGTGGTCGAATACCGCCGTCGCCCACCAACCCTGTATGCGAACGTCGCCAAGGCCGGATATGCGTCAAGCCACATCTGCAACCTGTGCGTCGAGGACGAACACAAGAACGTCAAGAGCGAGGTGGGATGGTGAGCAACCGATACCTGTTGGCTGACCGAGTGGCCGCGCTCCTTTTGGAGTTCCCTGATGGCCTGACGAGCACGCAGATTTATGACCGACTGGTGGACGACCACCGCAACGGTCGGTGGCTACCGAGCCGCAACGCTATGGGCTCTCGCCTGTCGGCTATCGTCGGCGTTGAGAAGGCCGGGTACGGCGTCGGACATAGCGCCATGACGAGCAGGCGGGTGGTCCTGTGGTGCCTGAATGCCGAGCGATATGCGAGGTGGCGTCATGGATAACCACGTCCTTGACCTCGCCCACACGGTGGTCGAGTCTGCGTCGCCGTTCACCAAGTCGGCCAAGGGCCGGTGGGTGCGGCAACCTGAACTGGTGTTGTCCGAAAACGGCATGTTGTACACGCTGACTGGGCGCAAGGTTCTGTGGTCGTTCCTCGACGCCATCTTTGACGACGACCCACTACCCCGTGACCCCGTGATGGAGGCCATCTATGCACCCGTAGGCACGGGCCTGTACGCCTCCCTATGGAACATGATGACTGGCTTCATCGAGGAGGCGGGCGAACAAGGCACCATGGTGTCGTTGTTCACCGAGCAAGACCTCGACATTGTGGTGGGCGCTGCGCCGCTTGGTCCGGTCATGGGCAACCTCGATATCGTCTGTGATTGGTTCAAGCACCATGGTGTGAAGCCGGACGTGCGGTGGACTCCGTATCGCGGCAAGAAGATTTCGCTTGTGCCTTCAGCGTCCGGTATGTTTTCGTCGCCCGGCGTCTTGGACTTCAAGATTGAGGTCATGGACCTCGGCAAGAGGTACTATGGGCGCGTCACGTGTGGTGACTTCACCCTTGCACGAACGTCATGGTCCAACGACGAACGGACCGAAGCCATCAACATGAATGCCCTACTGGACTGGGTGAACACCCGAGGTCGTTCGCTACCGGACATTCGGCATCTGACCCCACAGACCACGAGCCTACGCTCGATGACTACACGAGAGGCCGACGACCTGCTGAGGAGCGAGGCTGAGCGGAGGTTTAGGTGATAAAGCCTTCGCCATTCTTTCTGTTTTTTTCAACGAGGCTGACGTAAATGGAATGGGGGACTGGGGGCATGTTCGGCGTATTCTTTCATTCCTTCATAGGGGTTGTGAAGAATAGGACTGACCCCCTATCTTACTACTATACTCTTAGTATTACTTCAAACCCTTATGAACAAATGAAGCAATTCAGCCAATCGGCCCTCAGTCCCTCGAACGATTTGCGTTTGCAGTTCCGAAACAATCTGAACTATTACCTCAACGGTTAAGTACTGAAGTGCGTAAGGTGAATCTATGATGCGACAACACGGAGTTATGGACATGTATGAAATGGACCCTTGGAACTATGAACACCGGTTCAGGCGACTGGTGGTTTTCAGCGAGCATGAGCATGGCGCTGCACCGTGGATTGCGGTACAGGCGAAACTCGCAGGGCGTAGTCCCAACGCGGTTCTCATGTCGCACATGATTGACCACCACGTGTTCAACGACCTGCCCGACTTGCACACGCCGGGTTGGGAAGTGTTCGTCAACGAGGACAATTCGACGGTGTACCTCAACATCAACGAGTGGCCCGACACGCCGCTCATGCCGCCCGAGAACGCCAAGGCCACGTGGTTGCGCGTGTACCCGGCGATTCGGGACACCCTCACGCTTCTGCGTACGTTGTTTTTCGGGGCCATGCACACCGACCACCATCCGTACGAGATGGTGTTTCTGACGACCACCACGATGCACGACGTTCTCGACCCCCAACACTTCGCCAAGGTCCCTACGGGGACTCTCGTTGAATGGTCGCTCGATGAGCCCGCGGACCTCGGAGGCAAGTCCATTTTCACCGCACCGACCGCTTGGCTCTTCCCCCTGATTCACCACCTTCAGACAGACGGCAAGCGCGGCGATACACGTATCGTCGTTGCGGGCCACGAGCCTGATGCCCGCGTGGACGTGGCGGCGGCTGAGGCTCTCGCAAGCAAACTCGGCGGCTATGCCGACGAGGAGCGGGACAACCTGCTTCGTGCGGTGGATGAGATGAAGGAGCGACACGAGTCGTTCGATGAGATGATGGCTGATATCAACCAAGCCCTGCGCAACACGACGACGAACATTCCGACCAAGAACGGCAACCCGATGTGGGGGTGAACGAGTGGACATTTTCCAAGCCGTAAAGCGATACACCGACCTGAACCACTACATTGACGTGGACGATAAGGTACCGGTGTTCATTTGCTCCATCGGTACCCACATCTTCAACGGACTGAACAAGTGCGGCTACTGCCCACACGTGCCGACTGGTGACGAGAATGCGTTCGCCATTGACTCGTGTATTCTGCGCCATGACCAACGCCCGCTTTACACGCCCATGTCTCACGTTGCGGACACGCGCCTGCACATTCTGATGCGCGGTGCGAAGGGTTCGGGTAAGTCAGCCCTCATCCAAATGTTCCTCAGCCCCGGCACGGGTCTTCTGTACGAACCCAACGCTGCCGACCTTGGTATGGGATTCCGTACGGACATTGGGCCGAACTCGATTACCGAGGCCGGTATGTTCGGCTCGGTGGACGAGGAGGGTGAGGTGACTGGTCGTCCACTTGCACGTGAGATGTGTGGTGGTTTCCTTGGCTTCGAGGAGTTCTCCTCGCTGACCGACGCAGGGCGCAAGGACCATAGCGCCGATATCACCAACCAATTGCTCACGTCCACGGATAACGGTCGCGTCAAGAAGGTGATGAAGGCAGGGTGGGTTGAGTACCTTACTCGCTTCACCCTATGGGCAGGTACTCAGCCGGGTCGTTTTGAACTGGAGTCTGGACTGGACCGTCGGTTCTTCGTCATTGATATCGCCATGAGTCCCGCCAAGGAGGCCGCGTATAAGCGTGCCCAAGCACGACAGGCTTCCATGACCGCAGCCGACCGCGCTGAGATTGCTGCCTTGACTCTCCGCATCCGTGAGTTCTTCATCGAGCGAGCGTTGGACGTTATCAGCAAGCCGCCGACCGGTATCACCTTCTCGGAGGAGTTCGATGAATGGCTTTTCCAACCTGCCGTGCGCTCTCACGAGGCCGACCTGTTCCGCCGTCTTGCTCTTGGCTACGCCATCATGTCCCCGGACTACCGGGGCGGCGAGGTCCTGCATGTGGACATGAACGACGAACTGCTCCGCATCCTCGATGACTGTCTGCACATGCGCCGCAACGTGATGGACGCTGACCTCGCTCTCATTCGCACGACCTTTTGGAACACATCGCTGAGTCGTTCGCAATTGCTGAAGGAGGTCAGCCGCATGATTACCATGGGTGACTACCAAGCCGCCAAGCGTTGGGTTGTGGATAACCTACTTCAACAGGCGTGGTACACCGAAGTACGTGCTCCGTCAGGAGGCCGTGGGCGACGCGGTATCAAGGTCCTGATTGGCGACGTGGAGGTGGAGGAATGAGGATTCGATACGTTCGATGGCGCAACGCCTGCTTCCTGTACATTCAGCAGCATGGTCCTACGGATATCCGCACCCTGTGTGAAGTCGTACGTCCCATGCAAAGCCCTGCCGGTGTACCGAACGCGAACTCAGGCTCGCAGGTCCTCAAGGCGGACCCGCGATTCTTCACCATTACTCGTGCTGCATGGGTAGCCATGGGTAACCGATGGCCGAACTGCAAGGTATGGGGGGTTGAAGATGAAGACTGAGACTGAGATTCGTGAGATGATGGGCCGCAAGAACCCGAAGGGTTGGACCGAGGCCCTGACTTGGGTGCTTGAGAACACGGACTGTCCGATGTGCAACCGTGCCGACCGCCGTGAACTTGAGATTCGAGTCCACCGTGGTGACTCGACCGCCGCATACATCGAGCAGAAGTACCAATGGCCCATGGGTACTGTGATGAACCATATGGATATGCACGTCGAGTACGACCCTACCGAAGCCGCATACCTCGAAGAAGCACGCAGCGAAACCATCAACACGTTGAACGTGACTGAGGGTATCGTGCAACGTGTCGTGTCGTGGATTGAGGAACTGGAGCAACGCAAGGATGACGAGGGTATGACCGATGAGGTCATCGGTTCGTTCACCAAACTGGTGGCTCAGGCACAGGGTGTTCTGAAACTCGCCGGACAATTGAAGCGTGAGATTGGGATGGATAACCAATTGCTCCTTGCCGAACGCCGCGATGAGATGCTGATGAACGTCTTGGTTGAGGTGCTACGCAACGAGCCGATGTACCTTGACCAGATTCAATTACGCCTCGCCGCGTTGGCCCCTCCAACGTACGTACAGGACACCGACTATGAGGTGATGGATTGAGCCGCCAATGGCGGTCCAAGTCTCAGCGCAGCCTGATGACTCGCCCTATCTATGAGAGCGAGTTCCCGAGCCTCGGTGAACAGATGGCGGGTGACGGACTTACGCTTGTCGTGGGTGGCGGGGGCAATGGTTATGCGTGGTTCATCGCTGATTATGAACTCCCAGTCAAGTCTGTGCGCGAAGTGTGGGGCCTGACCCCGCATCAGATGCGCCGCTTCGTGGCGTGGGCCATCGAAAACGACTGTGAGGTGATTATGTGGGAGTAGTGATTTACACCAAGGACGCAAGCCGGTATCAGACTGGCCACTATCTCGTGATGCACCGTGAACTGACGACGCCACCTACGGCCCCAGACACCACGTTCATTTTGCATAGCGACCGCTTCGCTGAGAAGGACGTTCTGTACTGGGCACCGGTCGTGCCCTACCGCTTGGTCGTCGTGTGTGATAAGGCCCCTCGTCTGACCTCGGCGTCCGAGAACTTCGCCATCCTTGACGCTACCCTGAAGGTCCCCAAGTCCGACTACGGACGAGCCATGCGTGCCGTCCTGTGTTGGGCTGACCGTGAACGCGCACACCGTGCGCTCGCCCCTGTGCCGCTACCTCTCGCCAACGCCTTCGTGCGTGCGAATGTGGATGATATCGAGGTCGGCAGGCTCCTCGCCCGCTGCCGCTACGTCCTCCACGACGACTACACCCGAGCCGTCATTGCCTTCGGCGTACCGCAGGTCCGAGATTTTTCCTATCCGCCTAAGTCCGGCGGCAGTATTGATATACTGCCGGACTCCATGCGTAAATCAGACGCCCATTGGGACGTTATCGTAAGGAACGACACCGCCGTCACCAACGAGGTGCGGCGTGACGACCCCGATGCACTACCGAAAGGCGTCTTGAAGAAGCAACAGGAGCGAATGGAATGGCTATGATGATGAATGATGAAACGACTATGCAGGTGGACCGCTTGTTCGTGTACGGCACGTTGAAGGCCGGGCAATGGAACGATGCTTTCCTGCGCGGTGCTGAACTATTGGGTGCCGGCAAGACTGAACCCAAGTGGAACCTTGTGGACCTTGGTGCTTACCCGGCTATGACCTACGGACATACCGCAGTTTTGGGCGAAGTGTACCGGGTGGATGCGGACCATATGCGGCATATTGACCGGCTGGAGGGTTTCCCCAAGCACTATACTCGCAACGTGTTGGACATTACGCTGAGCGACGGAACCGTGGTGTCTGCGTGGGCGTACCATATTCCTCACTTGGCCGGCACCGCCAAGCAAGAGCAAAAGGGGGTCTGGCCTTGAGTCCGTACGCCTTCCCCATCGTGGGTTCGCTCGTCCTGTTCACCGGCCTGACGGTGTTCGGTGGCTTGCTCATCCTCTTGTTTTGGTGGTTATTCGCCGTCGAGATGGCCAAGCCCATGTATGACTTTGACCTACCGCCCACCCGTGCGGAGCGTCAGCGCGACGACGAACTACAGGACCAAGTGTTCGCCATGTCCATGTATCGGTCTATGGATTGAACCCATCAAGTACTTAAGTCAACCTGCGTTTTATTAGTGCCTTCCAACAACAACAACAAGAGGGTGCGCAGGGCCATTGCCGAGATTCTGTTTCGGCATGGCCCACTATCGAGGGACAGGGTAGGTGAATACCTCAAGGACTACCGGGGCATCAAGAACGTGCCTTCGCCCAATAGCCTGTCTGCCCTCATGTCGAAGAACCCACAGGTCATTGAGGTCGGACGGGAGCGTGTCGAACTCACGAACGGAACTCGTGCGTACCACCTCCTGTTCGATGTGGACCGGGATATCGTTCATTCGGTGGATGAACTCCGAATGACTCAGCCTGTAAGCATGATGAGTCCTTCTGACCGGAAGAAGTCAATCAAATGCTCAGTCTGCGCACGTGCCCGCATCATCCTTGAGGGTGATGTGTGCCTGACTTGCGAGCGTACCGGTTGAGTTATATAGTGGCGTGTACGCCACAGAATCAATGCGTCAAGTTTGGGCAGCAAAGCACCGACCTTCGACCCTTGGTCAGTTCAAGGGTCAGCCTCACCTCCGTGCTGAGTTCGAGGCTATCCTGAAGGGCGAAGCCCCGATGCAGCACTACATCTTCTATTCACCCGAACCCGGTACGGGCAAGACGAGCATGGCGTATCTGTTGGCCGAGAGCCTCGGGTACTCCATCTTCAAGTACAACGCCTCTTCCAAGAGGCAACGAGGCATCGAGTTCGTGGAGTCCGACCTCGCACCTATGACTCGTCTGGGGCAGTATGAGTCTGTCTATTTCCTTGACGAAGCCGACCAATTGACTGACGCTGCTCAGTCCGCCCTCAAGGGTGTAATCGAAGAGGCACAGGGTTTCTTCATCCTGACCTGCAACGACTTGTCCAAGGTCACCCCATGGCTTCAGTCTCGCTGCGCCGTGCGTGAGTTCCGACCTGTATCGGATGACGACGTTCTTGCTCGCCTCGTGACTGTTGCTTCCACCGAGGGACTGAAGGTGGATGCTGATGACCTCGGTACCATTGCTTCCGCACACAACGGTGACTTGCGAAACGCTATCAACGCGCTTCAAGCATATGCTCACTTGCCCGAGTCGGAGCGTCAGGCTTTCCTGAACTCCCTCGGTAGGCAGGGCACGGACGCTCACCGCGTCCTGACCCTGTGTTTCAAGGAGGCTTCGGTGGACGAAGCCGTGCGTGAGATGGGTTCGGTAGCGAACCTGCGTCACGCGATTGATGATGTATTCCGCTACGGTGTGGCTTCTCAAGCCGGACCGAAGTCAAAAATGGCGTTGGTTGACGCAGCCACACAGGCTCAGCGTGACCTCATCAGCGGTGTTGAACCGCACTACGTTGTTTGGGACTTCTGTCGTCGGCTATCGGAGCATTGATATACTGGCGGAAGATAAATAGAAAACAGAAGGGATTGAAATGACTGACCTAAATACGATGATGCAGCGCGTTGCACAGAACATTGGAAGCACCGAGGACGCACTCCGCGCTCGGATGGAGCAGGTGCTTGATGAGAACCGCAGCGCGTGGATGAACGCAGGAAAGACTGAGGACGAGTGTGGAGTGAACGCGCTTCGCATTGCCGGTCGCCAATTGAAGACGCAAAAGACGCGCCTCGCCAAGTCTGGCGCAGCCGTGTACGAGGGTATGTTCGTGAGCGTGCCCATGTTCAAGGATTGGGCCAAGTCTTCGTACAAGAAGAACGCAGGCGTGTTGGCTACCGCCGAGGAACCCGTCATCGAGGGCCTTGTTGAGCAGGGTATTGTGACCGTGTACGAGGACAACCTCGACGGTTCCTACACCAAGCGGTACAACCCGAGCCTCGCTCGTGGTGACGACTTCTCCATGGAGCACGCGACCGCCGAGGTTTCGTCGCTCCCCAAGGACACCTACGCCGTCGGCAACGGCCTGCACTTCCACATGATTTGGAACAACAGTACGCCGACGTGGCCCTCCGGTCAGAAGAACTTCAAGTACGGTGCGGCTCGCCCGCTCTCCGAGAAGGAGCGTACCTGCATGTTCCTCGGTCGCAAGGAAGGCAGCGGTGACGTTGAGGTGTTCTCGTTCCGGTTCAGCGGCGCTCTCGCTGAGGACCAGTTCCCCACCTTCGTGCCCGGTACCATCGCCATGAAGCCTGCTCGCAACGGCAACACCGCCTACGGTGCAGCCGGCATGTCGTCCTTTGCTGCCGACACGTCCCTGTCCTCGATTTTCTCCGGTGGTCCTGACGCTCTCGTCGCGGAACTGGAAGGTGTGAAGACGCTCGATTCCCTCGACGGCATTCGTGCCTACGTCGGTACCCTTGGGGACAAGGAGAAGTGGAACGCTCTCGCTGCCGTGATGACCGAGGTCGTTCACATTGACCCGCGAGACAACGGTGGCTACATCGTGACCGTCGGTGACTTGGATATCATGTCCACCGCCGGCACCGTGGACGTGTACGTCCCGGCTGCTCACGAGTCTCTCGTGGACTTCTCGGTTGGCTCGACCCTCATGGTCGTCGGCTCCCCGTACATTTCCCGTGACGACGAGCCTCGCCTGATGACCACCGCATGGTGGTGTGCTGAGTCGCTCGGTGGCGCTACCGCCGAAGAGTCGGTCGCTGACGCGGACACCGGGGGTTGGGACTGATGACGTGGGCGACTACGAAGGCCAAGCCTGCTGAGAAGCCTCTCGAGGCGAAGTTCGGTGCGGACTATTACCGCGCTCTCTTCGACCGCAAGCGCGAGAACCTCGCGCCGATTCGCATGGCTCTCGTCGGCAAGGAGAACACGACCAAGACAGGCACCGCCCTGTCCCTCGCTTTGGCTCACACGGACAAGGACGTGGTGGTCATTGATTGCGATAACTCCGCCGGCAACACGGTGGACTACCTGACCTCCAAGGACCCGTCGCTCGCTGACCGTATTCGCGTCATCCCCATGGTGGATGAGTTCGATGAGGCCATGTGGAACGAGGACAACACGACGAACTGGGTTGCCGTGGTCGAGAAGGTCGAATGGTTCACCTCCTTCATCGCGGATAGCGCTGAGCACATCGGTGCCGTGGTGTTCGATGGTGGCTCCACCTTCCTGAAGTGGTGCGAGTTCGTGATGACCGAGCGCCTCGTCGCTCGTGGTACCATCAAGGACGAGAGCGACTCCTTCAACCAGAAGGAATGGCGTGAGCGCAACCGCGTGTTCAAGGGTGTGCTCAACCGCCTCACGGCGTTGCCTGTCCCCTACATCTTCTTCACGTTCCACCTCAAGGACCACAAGACCTACGTGGACCTCGGCAACGGACAGAAGGGTCTGATGAAGGTCGGTGAAAAGGTGGACTGGGTGGACGGTACGCAGCGGTTCGTGTCGCAGCAGGTGTTCCTTCGACGCTACACGCAGAAGGGAGACAAGGCTGCGGGTGTCGAGTCCGACAAGAGCCTCGGTTCCAACGAGTTCGTCGTGCGTGCCCACATCGAAGAGATGAAGGGTCGCAATAGCGAGCATCTCGGCAAGGTCTTCGACGTGCTGAGGGTCAATGATGGCGACGTGACTTGGAACGGTCTGCCTCTCTCTTGGGGGTCTGAAGAATGAGCAAGAGGCTGAACGAGATGTTGGTCGAGGCCAACGAGACTCTCTTTGGATTGGTGGAAAGCCTCAGCGCCAAGGTCAAGGTTCTCGAACAACAGGTCCTCGACCTCGAAGCAGCGGCTGATGAACTACACAGTCTATACGACAACCAGACTCGGACTACCGCACTCGCCAAGGAACTGGCGTGTGCTTTGGCCAAGGAGATGGGACTACCGGCCGCTACCTTTGAGAACTACTGGGTGTGAGTGATGAAGGTTAAGCGCAAGATGCTGACGGCGTTGCTCAGGGCGACCAGTCGCACGCAGCACGTGAACGGCAAGGCGCAGGCACAGGTTGAGTCCTGTATTCTGCGGTGGCGCGATGACTCCGTGTCCACGACCTCGCTCGTCAAGGACGGCAAGACCTCGATTTCACACTTCTCGTTCAAGACCGATGTGGCGAGCAGGGACGACATGGACATTCCAGTCCCCGATATCGAGCGTATGCTCGGTGTACTGAAGTACCACGGCGATATGGTGTCTCTCAAGGACAAGGACGGCAAGGTCGTGGTCTTGTCCAAGAACAAGCAGACCACGGTGGTTGGTGGGTATGACGCCAAGGCGTTCTCCACGAGCCGACAGAACCTCCAAGAATGGGGCGACCAGTCGCTTCTGTTGTCTGAGCGGGTTCAGGGTAATTTCTATCACATGATGGACGGCACGGTACGCAAGCCGTTTTTCGTCGCTCACATCGCCGCCGATATTCTGCACGACGCGCTCAAGTGCGACGGCATGAATGGTCAAAAACTCAACCGCTACATGTTCAAATACAACGGAGCGCAGTTGACTGTGACCGTGGGCGACCACTTCAAGGGCCAGACCGAGACTATCATCGCCACGCACTACATAGCCGATGCGTTCGAGGCCACCTTTGAGGGTGGACTGGAGAACATCGTCGGGCATTATTCCGGTGACGTTGAGGTTTCGTTCCTCGACTTCCGGCCAGAGGGGCAGGGCATTCGCCTTATCCTGCGCTTCGGTAACGGGGACTGGGTGTTTCAGGCGGGGGTCCTATGAGCGACCACCCCGATTGGGTCAAGTTCCGTGCATTGACCACGTACAACGGTCCTGAGCGCGAAGCCGCTTGGGTCCGCCACGGACATTGGGTAGGGCGTGCTCGCGTCGGCAAGAAGGCCGTGCGTATGGCGCTCGCCGTCGCCTTTGAGCGGTGGCCCAACGAATGGATGACCGCCGAGGTTCTCTTCCATCGCGCCTTGGAGGGCGCTATCAAGTTCAACTCCTTGAGCCAAAACGCCATCGGTTCGTTGCTCCGTCCTCTGATTGCAGACGGGCGTATCAGGATGCGTATGTGTAAAGGCAAGGGGAACACAATGGAATACATGCAGGTGATTGAATGAACGATTTGAAAGTGAAATGTGAATGCGGGACCATGTTGTCCCTTCAACCGAATACTGACGGTAGCGAGTTCTCGTCCGACTGGACTGAGAGCCTGCGTACTACTCACGAATGCCCCGAATGCTCGGCCCTGTTGGCGGTGTACATCACCGCCGGTATGGCGGACCCGGAGCACGCATACAAGGACAAGAAGTGGCTGACCAAGGCGTACGTCAAGGAAGGTCGCACCATGTCCGATATCGCCACGTCCTGTGGTGTGACGGCTATGACCATCCACAACTGGCTGCGCCGGTTCAACATCGAGACTCGTCGCCGTGGGCGACCCGAGCCTTGATATACTGACGGGCCTGACTGTTGGCCATGATTGTGGACCAAACGGGCGGTCGCAAGGTCACGGTACGACGCCGTGACCCTGAGACTCTCGAGCGTATCGAAGAGGTCATCGAGTCCTACCCGTACCTGTTCATCCCCGAGGGGAAGGATGAGTACGGACTGGTACGCACCGAAGACGGGTACGAGGGTCTGTACGGTGAGGCGCTCAAGAAGGCGTTCTTCAGGACCGAATGGGACCGCGGCCAATGGCGGCGCAACGAACCTTACAGGACGTGGGAGGGGCAGGTGTCCTTCCCAAACCAAGTGCTGAACGACCGCCTCGCCGCCGGCAAAGACCCTTATCCGAACTATGACCACCGCGTTTGGTACGTGGACGGAGAATGGAAGGCCGAGTCTGAAGAAGTCACCATGCTCTCGGCGTACGATTCCTACACCGGCAAGATGTTCACGTGGGTTCAGCACCCCGACATTCCCGCCGGTATGCACAAGACGTGGCCCTGCAAGGACCACCCTGAAGGACTGACCGAGGTTGTGATGGACCCGCCCATGAAGGCGTTCGCAAACGAACGGCAATTGCTTGCTGACTTCGCATCACATATGCGTAAGCATGACCCCGATATCCTGACGGGTTGGTTCTTCATTGACGCCGACGTGTCCACTATCAGTACCCGTATGCGAAGGCTTGGGCTTGACCCCAAGATTATGTCGCCGCATCGTCAGCACAATTTCAAGTACTCTTGGACCGAGAAGCGGTGGACTCAGCCCATCCCCGGCCGCATGTGCTTTGACCTGATGGTCGGTTTCAAGAAACTGTGGACCATCAAGAATGGGCAATTGGCTGCTCGCAAACTGGATGACGTGGCTGAGTTTGTGCTCGGTGAGAAGAAGGTTGAACTACCCAACGGGCACGACACGTATTACACCGACGTAGGGACTTACCTCGACTATAACCGACAGGACGTTCGTCTGCTACCGAGGTTGGATGAGGCCCTAAACGTGCTTGGGTATTACACGTCCCTGCAACACCTCATTCAATGTGAACTGGCCTCGACACCGATGGTCACCGTGTGCGCCACGTCCCTGTTCGTTCAGGACGAGGACTTCGCCGTACGCATCCCTGATAGTCCGCAGTTCACCAAGGTCGAATATCAGGGCGCTGACGTACAGGACGTGGTGCCGGGTCGGTATCAGAACATGGCTATCATGGATATCAAGGCCATGTATCATAGCAACGTGAACCTTCACAACATTTCGTGGGACACCCTGTCTGACGATGGTGTGGACTGTGGAAACGGCATCCGTTTCATGCAGGGTGAACAGGGCGTGCTTGGTCGCACCATGGACAAACTCACAGTCAAACGCAACGAGTACAAGGCGCTGCTTAAGGAGGCTCACCGAGAGGGAAACCTACAGGTTATAAGCAAATGGGACGCTATGCAATTCGCAACAAAAAGCATGGTGGCGAGCCTGTACGGTATCTGTGGCGATTCCAAGTTCGGCATGTACCACCCCGATATTGCAGCCGCCATCACGTACACGTCGAGGCAGACGCTCTTCCGCCTGCGTGACGAGTGCAATGACCGTGGTTACCCCGTACGCTACGGCCACACCGACTCCATTTTCTGCGAGGTACCGACGCCCGAGGAGGGCATGGTTCTGTGCGAAGCCATCAACGAGTCCATGGCTCCCATCGAGGTTGAGTTTGAGAAGTGGTGTAGCACCATGATTCTCAAGGCCAAGAACCGGTACGCCGGCAAGACGACATGGGCTGACGGCAGGTACCTCGATGAACCGCAGTACTACTATAAGGGACTGGAACTCAAGCAGGCGCGTATGCCCAAGGCCATGAAGCAGGCCATGGACGAGGTACTGCGAGGCATCCTCGACGGTACACCACAGGCGGACGTGGATGCTCGCCTGCTCGAACTCATCGAAGACGGTAAGACCGGGGCACTCGGTGAGTCCCTGTTGATGGTGGGCAAACTGAGCAAGCCCCTGTCGTCCTATCGCACGCTCGGTGGACCTGTGGCCGGCGTTAAGTGGGCACAAGACACGCTCGGCTTGGAGTTTGAGGTCGGTGGGTTTTACCTCGCCGGCATCAACAAGCGTGGTCGCTACATGGCGTTCCACCGGCTCAGCGACATTGATGGCGTGGACGAGGTGGATTGGGCTGAGATGACTGAGCGATTCATTGTGAACAAGGCACGCGACGTGTATGCTCTCGTGGACTGGGACACTACGGCGCTGACCAACGCCATGCGCGGCATCGGTAGGCTGGAATGGCTTTAAGTACTGGCGGATAGGAGATGAGGACATGAGGGGACAAAGGAACCGACCACAGATGAGCAAGGGACAATTGGAGCAGGGCATCTTGGCTCTGAACCAACAGATGACCCACGCTCTCCAAGCGATTGGTGAAGATATGATGCGGCTTTCGTCCGTTGTCGGTGGCCTGTGTGACCACCTCGACTTGCTCGAGAGGAGCAATTGTCCCAAGTGCGAGTTTGAGATTCTGCATCCGAAGGTTGGTGAACTACCGCCGCCGGAGAAGTGTCCCAAGTGCTTCGTCAGCCTTGCTGACGAGGAAGAATGATTAAAAGTCAAAAGACAGGTGGGTATGAACATGACCTCAGTCCTGATTGTTTCGACGGAATGCGAGATTGTCTGTGGACTTGCCGCTGAGCACCCCGGTGCTCATTGGGCAGTTCCCGTGACCTCGGTGTATCGTCGCCAAGCCAAGGCTTGCGGCTTGACGAACACGGCCCCCGTTGGCCCTGACGTTGACCACGGACTGTATGACCTTGTTCTGCCTGCTGCGAAGCCCGCAGCAAAGAAGGCCAAGAAGCCTGCGAAGATTGCTGCGGACCCCGATGTGGAGGCCGTGGTGAATGACGCAGAACAAGACGCCTGAGAAGTACAGTCCCGAATGGTACGCCATCCATGGCGAAACCGAAGGAACCCCCAACCCTTTGCTCGCAAAGGCTAACGGTTGGCCTATCCGACTGTCCAAGTCGGCCTTTATGACCTACCTCGGTTGTCCCCGCAAGTACTGGTGGACTCGAGTCGCTGACCTGTATGGTCCCTCGACACACCACATGGTTCACGGAACGGCGGTTCACACCGCTCTTGAGAACGTGTATGGGAACTGGAAGCCTGAGTCAGATATGGCTGCGATTGCCGGGGTCAATTGGGAGGACGGTGAGGCACATGAGCCGCACGCCAAGTGGGACGAGGACCAACAAAACCGATACACCGGGGCCGTGGATTCCCTTATCCAATTGGAACACGGTCGCTTGCATCGGTGGGGCGAGGAACACTTCACGCCCGTCGAGTTCGAGCAGAAGCACGTGTTGAGGCACGAGCATGGGTCACACGTTTTCAACTTCGTGGGGATGATTGACGGTGTGCTCCGTCACCCTGACGGTGGACTGGTCATCGCTGAACTGAAGACCGGCAAGGCCACCAAGAACAAACTCAGCAAGACCCGCAAGGAACTGTGTTTCTATCGGCACATGCTCGCTGAACTGTGGGGCGAAGAGGCCGTGTACTTCTATTACCTGTTCCCCGAATGCGAGAACTATGACCTGTACGCTGAACTCGAGGGCAAGAAGAACACCGAGGTTTGGCTTGGTGACCTTCAGGGTATGGCCGTGCTTGAGAAGGTCGGTACACGCTCCGTGAACGCCATGCACAAGTCCTTGGATAAGGCCATGACTGGTATCATCGAAGACATGTGGGGCATGAAGTGGAACGATTACTTCTGCACCCAATGGTGCGACTTCAACATGGCCTGTGAGTCGGAGATGCTCGGGGTCGAACCGGACCCTACGGTTTCATATACCGGCGTGTCGGAGGACTGGGTATGAAGTGCGACAAGTGTAACTCGGAACGGTTTGAAACCCACGCCATGCGATTGGTGATGGGACAAGAAGGTGCCCATGAACAGACCATTGCGGTCCACGAGTGTAAGGACTGTGGCCACAAGTGGAAGGGTGAACTGCGGTGAACTTCCCTCGGGAAATTGGTCTGAAGCGAGCCCTCGTACGAAGCCAACACGACTACGACCACTACGTGAACCGTATGGGTTCGCGCACGTCGTGCTACACCAGTCTGTACTCCTTTGAGCGACTGAACGAAGAAGGACGAGCGGACTACACTTCGGCGGTCATTGACCGCGCTTGGTGGGACTTCGACATGGGTGAGCGTGGCGGCATCGAACAGGTCAAGCAGGACGTGGCTGAATTGCTGCGTCGTCTTGGCGATACAGACGTTAGGCTTGTGGCCACAGGACGTGGGTTCCACGTCCACCAAATGTTCAGCGAGCCTGTGCGTGGGCGTGAAATGCGTCAGCCCCTTGAGGCGTACCAAAGGCGCATGGCCCGAGGACTGGTCACGCTCGACGGCGTAGGCTTCCACGAAAAATTGACGCGCATCCCCAACACCTTCAACCCCAAGCGGGGGCGTTGGGCGGTCGTTATCAGCCCTAATGAGTTCAAAGACGACCCTATGGGGTTTCGCATCCCCAACCAACCCGACTTGACGACCAAAGCAAAACACCCCTTTGGAGGCCCCTCTGAGGGCGCGTTTGACTTCCGGGGATGGTTGGGTACCTACACGCCCTTAGACGAGGACTATGGGGGTCCTGAGCGCGTGGAATTGGATGCTTCCATGTTGGAAGCCGGAGATGTTCCGTTGATGCCGTGTTTGGCCCGTGCGATTCACGACGAAAACCCGAGTCACCATGTGCGTGTGGCGCTTGTTCAGCATATGGCCGATACGCTGCGTGACTACGCACACCCCGACGCCATCCCCAAGGAGCAGCGACTCGTCATCGAGGACACCATCTTCGACTACATCAAGAGCCTGCATTGGTCTAACTGGGACGCACGTGTGAGCCGCAAGGGTATTCGTACCAACATGCGCTACCCCCGTGTACCCTCCTGTGCTTGGTTCAACGCACGCTCGATGTGTACCGGCAAGTGTTGGCGCTACGACGGGACCTGTAAGGTTAAAGCCCCCTGACCATACGCACAAACAATGTTGCTTGTGGATGACCGCGAGAACGATATTCTCATCCATAAACTCATCGCCGCTCACGGTGATGCTGATGCCCGAGGCATAGTCAAGGTCAAGCGTATGCAATCGGGTGATTACGTCATCGGAGAAATCGGCATCGAGGCCAAAGAGATTAACGACCTGTATCATTCTATCATGGGGCATGGTCGCAGCCGTACGATTATCGGTCAACTGCATGACCTGTGCGAAACCTTCGAGCGACCCATGCTTGTCGTCTATAACACCAAACTCAAGCCGTGGTTCCCCGGTGGACGAGGCAATCGCACGCAGATTGCTCGTGAGATGAAAAAGATGGCTGCGGTCATCAAGCGGTTCAAGCAGACCGTACTGCTTCAGTTTCCCAACCTTCAGTACATGGAACTGGGTAGCATGGATGAGTTCGTGGACTGGCTCGGTGGGATGCACCACTACATGCGTCAGCGTCGTATCACCACGGCTGCTCCACCCGAGGTATCGCGGGCACCAAAGAATGTGGACCCGCGTGTCGCTGCCCTATCGTCAATCGAGGGAGTATCGCCACGTGCGGCACATGACTTGCTCAAAGAGTTCGGCTCTCTGCCTCGCATCCTCCGAGCGAGGACGACGCAGCGTTCGCTCATGGAAATCGAGGGTATCGGACGCAAGCGTGCTAAGGCCATTCTCGCCCTACGTGAACGCTACCCGGACCAACCAGACCGAACCACAAAGACTCAGTAGGACAGGCCGGAGGACGAAGTTCCCCCGGACACAGACCGTGTGTCCACGCTGACGCTGATGTTGTGCAGCGTGACTGAGCCGTACTGGGCACTATCGCTACCTGTTCCGGGCTCACGCTCGATGGTGACTTCCAAGGTGTTGCCGGCCACGTCAGCGCCCACGACCTCGCCACGGAACAGAACTACTGAACCATTGGTTAAGGAGTTGATGGTCACCGTCTGAGTCTCGGACGTGTCGTCGGTCTCGGGACAACGGACAGAAACGTACAGGACGGCGCTCCCTGACGCTGCTCCCATGGTCGCCCTTGCCGTGACTCGCACCGTGGTGCTTGCCGGGTTAGACGGCACCCTTCCGCGCACCTGCATGGCGGTGTGTGTACTGGCTCCGTCCACCCCACCGGGGAAGACCATACCTTCGCCACCAAGCAAAGACTCACCGCTCAATGGTTGAATCGTGGAGTCGAGTCCTTCGATGCCGTCCATGTTGCGTGGCGAGAATCCGGGCTTGTTCTGGCCCGGCATAGCCAAGCGACCACCAGTCAACGAGTCAGCAGGGAAAGAACCAGTACCCTTGATGCGACCAAGTGCGCCTGCGCTGAAGGCCGAAGAGGGAAGAGTCGCCATGTTGTTGCTACCGAACGATGTTCCGTCAGAGTTGCCGAAAGAATTTGCGTTGCGAATCGGAACGAACGCGCTGCCGCGCACCGCGCCACCAACACCACCAAACCCGGCACCGCTGCCGGGGAAAGCGCCATCGTTGATAGTGCCGCCACCACGACCACGACCAGAGCCACCGGGTGGGGTCACGGCGTCAACGCCACCGCCACCGCTACCGCCACCGGAAGGTGAGCGTGGTGCCTCGCGGCGAATGTAGGACGCAAAGGTCTTTGCCTTGCGGGTCACGTCGCGCTCAAGGGTCAGGGCGACCTTTTCGCGGTTGCGTCCATCCTGTGACCAGTTGATAGTGCGAATGGCCATCGGCGTGTCGGTCAAACCAAGAACCGAATCCGTGTAGGAAACAGTTGTTCCGACCGTGAAGTTCACGTCGTCTGTGACGTGCAGGCGTGGGGCGTACCATTCGGCTCGTCCCTCCCAGTAGTCGGCAGAACCGAAGGCCCGGACTCCGAGGGGGAAGATACTGTCTGTATTGGTGCCGTTGGCCGTACAGGTCACGCCTGTGTAGTTGTGAGCGTTCTTGGTTTGGTTGCTCGAACCGCAGCGTTCTCGGACCAACGCCACCAAGTAATCGTGGTTGACGCTGATGATGACCTTCTCTCCACCGGCAGCGGTGGACCAGTACGTCGAGGGAACGCCGATTTCATAGAACCCGTTGGAGTCCACGATGACCGTCGTGTCGGAGCGATGCGTAGCAGCCATGGTCCTTTGGTCGTACTTGTAGTCAATCAGACGGACCACGAACTTGCAGTTCGAGAAGTCTGACGGAACGGTGGTGGTGTCGTGCAGTTCAACGGCAATCCGCAGGTTGCCGTCACCCTTGGTTTCGCCGGAGGACACTCCGGTCTCGGTGGTCTTGGGCATGTTGCGGGGGATGTGGACGACCTGTACCGCGTAGGACAGACTGTTGGCCCCGTACCAGAAGTAATTGTTCGATACGGCCACAGACGAACCAGTCTGAACGGTAGCGCCTCCATCTCGTCCATCGAGAGCGTTCACCATGCCGGGGAACAGGTTGCCGCCGTGCAGGGAACACCAAGCCCAAGGCTTGTCTGTGAAGGTACTGCTGCCGTCGTGAGAACGCAGGCTCGTGCGGGAAACGTCGGCAATGTAGCCGTAGCGTGCTCCGTCGAGCATGAGGTTGAGGTAGTCGTCTTGCCGAACAATCTCAGCCTGAATACCAAGCGGTGCTTCTCGAATGCGCTCATAGGTTTGCTTAGCGAACGCCAAGGCTTCCTGACTGGAGCGAATCTGTGGTGCTTCCTCGACAGTCCATCGGTAGGCTGAACCCACCGACGCTCCGGGGTAGTCCACATACGCGGTACGTCCGGCATAGTACACCCTGACGTTGTTTGCCTGTGTCGTGCTTTCGGTGCTCATCGAGGAGATATGCAGGTTGTTTCGGTCAAACACCCACCCACTACCGTAGGTAGGACGGAGAGCCGGCTGAGCGTCCCTGCCGATGTGCGTCAGATAGGCCGCACGAGTACCGAAGGTTTCACCGATGCCCGCCGTCTTTGACGACGACATGAGAATGTCGAGGAACGAAGAGCCGCGCATATCGCTGAGCGAACCGAACGTATCAACCTGACCACGAGGTCGCCAAAATCCTTCGTTGAGGTGGGTGGCGTTGGCGATACCGGTAGCCGGCACCGTGAACGCCGTAGGTGTCGTGACCGTGACGGTGTAGGTCTTGCGGTTCTTGTCCGCAGCGGTCTTGGCCAAAGATGAGAGTTCGATGAGTTCCACAACATCACCGGTAGCAAGGCCGTGTGGGGTAGGGGCACAGTCAATGGTAGCCACGTTGCTCAAGATAACGCAAGACGCAATGTCTCCACCATTGTTTGCTTCTCCGCCGCCGCTCACTCGACCCTTCAGTCCCACGTTCATGTTGCCGCTAACCGGCACGGAGTTGATGCCGGGCAAACCAAACACGGTGGACTGGGTAAGCCAGTTGTCGGTGATAGCGTCAATGTACGCCGCACGCACCTTGTCGCTCTCGTTGAACGTCATGGACGCCGGGTTGCGAATGAAGCCGTTGAGCGTCATAAGCATACGCATTGGCCAAATGCCGCTCAGTCCCTCATACACCAAGGCGTTAGGGTACGAGGTAGCCGTGATGGGTACTGTTGCTCCGGGCTTAGTGGCCAAACTAACACCGGCCAAGGCCGTGACCAAGGCGTCAGCAGAATTGGTGCCGCCATATCCTGTACCGTCCCATTCTCCGGGGGCAGAAGTGCCGGGCACATCTTGGCCCAAGTCACCGCAAAAATACAGACGATGGGCAAAGAACGTGGGGACGATATCAGCATCTTCCCCGGCTCCCTTGGTCACGCCAGTTGTGAACGAGTCGTCCACAATGGTGAACCCGTACTCACCGGACCCGACCCCGAACTCAACCTCGGTGCTACCGGTGATGCGGTACGTACCGTTGAGCGAAGAGGTCGTCGCGCCGCTGATGGTGATTTCCATTCCCACGCCATAGAAGTACTGCATGTAGTTGCGTTCTTCGAGCGTGTGGCTGCTCGACGTGACGTACATGGTCAGTTCGTTCGCTGCCGCATCCACGTAATAGTCCACGTTGCTGATAGCAGGGATGCGTTGACTGTACGCCAAATGGAAGACCGCGTTCTGTTCTTCGGCTCGAATCATACCGACACGCAAGTCGGCGGTCCCGAGGTAGTCACCAAAGATGTTCTCCTTGGTCTGAATGTAGTTGTTCCCCACAGAAATGTGCGTGTGTAGTCGGGTCACGCGGTTGTCGAGTTTGGTGTAGTTCGTGGCGAAGCCGGACGGGTCCAACAGGTTGTTCGGCATCGTGGGTGCCTTCGTCCAGTAGTTATCAATCAGCACCGGGAAACCTTCAGTCTCAACCAAGAAGTCACCGACCTCTCGGTTGCCGCCGCTGACTTGTCCAGTCTTGCCGCCGTTGGTGTAGGTGTTGAGGTTGAAGAATCGTGACGTATCGAACAGAACGAACGAACCGGCCTTAGACGCCCAGTCGTGATAGATGGCGCTGGACTCGGCGTCGGAGTTACCGGTGGACCAAGCAGCCCCTGTGATGGGGTCGGTGGTGGCGTCAAGTTCCCACAGGTCCACTTCGTCACCGATGGACAAGTCCACAAACTGGGTGCGCTCTGAGTCGTTGCCGATATCGTCTTCGGCATAGCCAATGGACACCGAGTAGTTCGAGGAGTACGGTGCAATGAGACCGAACTCCTTTTTGCGGAACCCTGCGTCTGCGTCGGCTTCTCCGTTGTTCCGCATATCAGACCACAGAATCCACACGTGCTTGAAGTCGTCGCTCAAAGAGCGTACGTTGATGGTCTCGCCTGACTCATGGTTGCGCTTGAAGAAGTTCGTAGCCGGCAGGGTACAGGTTGTGTCGCCCCAATGCGCGGTGGCTCCGGTTGTGCCTTGTGAGTGGTACTTGACGACACCTGTGTTGGAGGCCGAAGTGAACGTACCCGTCGGGTCGCTTGCATACACAACACGCTGACCGTCCACGTACAGGCCGTACTCGTACGTGGTACCAGTACCTCCAAGTGACGAATGCAGAGAAGTCAGCGGTAGGTCAGACGAACCTCGTGTACCCATGGTGTATTCGCGGTTAAGGAACTCAAAGGAACCTGAGAATCCATCAAACACCACCTTGTCTCCCTTAGCCGGCACATTTCGAGCAGACCCCGCGATTGACCCGGTGAACCTGACGTTCGCATAGAACTGTCGGTTGGTACCGGTACCGCCCTTCTTGGTGATGAACACGACCTTCCAAGGACCATTGGTTGTGTTCGCAATCGTGGCGGAACTGATGACCCCACTATCCACGTTTCCGAGACTATCCACGAACTCGATGCTACCGCCACTCAGCAGGCCCGGAGCAGGTCCGGCTACCGTCAACGACGTATCTCCGACCGTGAATGTCGAACCAAGTGTGGCGGTGACCTGTGGGTCCTTCCCAATTCGAGCGAACGTATGCTTGAACCAGTCGCTCTCTTTGAGGTCCCGCATCCACCGTGCGTGTAGTACTCGATGCTGAGCAGCAGACGTAGCATGGCCTGCGGTGATAGCGGCCTCCCAGTTGTTTTCTGCGTCGTCAGGTCCGTCGTCATCCTCGTTCATGTACAGTTGAATGGGGTGTGCTGAACGGTTGCGCATACGCGAGTCCAAATGCTCGAAGAAGTTCCCGCTCCCGTCCACCGCCTCATTGAAACCAAGAGTCGCGTTGGCCTCTTGCAGACGGCTTGCGCCGAAGTAGTACAGTTCCAAGTGCCCTTGTGACTCAGCGCGGTCATAGGCGCTTGCTTCGGTCGAATCAGGGTCACCACCGCCTGTGGCTTCCCAAGTCGGCAGTTGGTTCTCGAGCCATCGGGAATAGTCCTCGGCGGTCAGGTTGATGGTTGGCGTACGGTCAGCCGCGTTCTGCTGATACGTCATACCCGTGAGACCACCTCGCCAAATGGGACGGTCAATGTTGTCCCTAAACATCATCAAGGACCATTCGGAATACGCTGAGCCACTAAACAGGGCAAGCAGTTTCAGCGTGTTATCGTCGTCAACCAGACCGACGGTCATGGACGAGGAGGCGTTGACCGCTGAGGAGTACGTCATCTTGTGAGCAGCCGGCATGGTCGTGCCCTTGGGGTTATCGTTAAGGGGCCTGATAAGACCTACACGGTCAACGAGCAGCGTGGACTTCTTGGAAGAGTTCTTGGCTTCGACCGCCCACCCATACATCGTGGCTGCGGTGAAAGCAGCGCCTGCTGCATTGGTACCCATCGAGTTGCCGGTGGACACCGTGGTGCCGTTCTTCACCACGTCGTACGTGCCTGCGGTATAGTTCAGCACGAAGTCATAGTCGTCCCACGGACTGGCGGGTTCTGAGTACGTTCCGCCGCCACTCTTGGTGACGTAGGCAGACGGGGTAATCTCGTACTCAATAGCAGCGTGGGTGTAGGTCGAATCACCTGACGCGCTCGAGGTCATGGCCGTACCGTCGCACCCAATCTTGACCTTGAACTTCATGGTCGAGTTGTCCACGGCAAAGGTACAGATACGCATGGTGAACGTGTCGCCGTCACCCTTGGAGTTCAGCGTGCCGTCATAGACGAGAATGGGCGTGTAGGACGCGGAGTTGTGGTAGGTTTCCGTGACCAAGAAGGGCTTACCTGCGGGGGACTGGATGGGGTACACCAGTTCGTACGGGTGCGTGGCGATGTTGGATGAGTCGGTGATTTCGCCGGCATAGGCTCCGGCGAGGTGCGTACGGATGGCGGTCGTCGGCGTATTGGCGTCGCCGGGAATACCTGCGTCAGCGTGCAACGTAGTGCCGGAGGAAACTCGAACAGGCGAGTCCGCGCCGCTCCGACCAAAGGTCGAGTCGTTCGTGCCGGTCGGTGCGTAGTACCGGCCCGAGGTGTTATAGCCGTTGCAGAAAAGCAACCAACCCTCGACCGCATCGCTCGAGTCATAGGCGGTGCCGATGACCCCAGTTCCCTCATCGAACTTCTGTCGGTTGGCGTTGGTCAAGGAGTCTGGGAACTGCAACTGAGCGATACCCTCGTACTTGCCTGCGCCTCGGCGGATAGCGTCGTACCCGAGCCATTCATGCGAACCGCCGTTGTGCTCGTGTTGGTCTGCCGTAGCAATCGTGCTGCCGTTGAAACGCGCACTACCGGTGGCCACGCCACGCTCACACCATGCGTAGGCGTAGCGAGGGTTCAGCAAAGCCCAACCGTTGATGGGGTTTCCGTGGTGCGTCTTGGATGACTTCCACGCCGCGTCCACGGTGTTCATGTCGTCGGGGACGGCACGAGCACCGATGAAGTCGTCATAGTAGCCGGCAAGCCAGAAGGTGTATTGTCGTGCAACCGTCCTCATGTTTCTCGCCTTCTCACACTTGTCCCTCGAGGTGCCGGTTCAGCACATTGATGATGCGCCGAGCCGCCTCTTCTTCGTTGAAAAATCCGTTGAAGTTGTTCGTCATAATGACCTCGTTCGTGACGTACAGGGACTCAACGCCCTTCTGTACGACCTGTTTATAGAGCGAACCCGTCACGTTGCCGAACTTGCCGCCGAAGAACAGTTCCTCTTTGGCGTCACCGAACTCATGCAGTTCACGGTTCGCGTTCGCCAAGTCATCGGTCAATGTACCGATAGACCCCGACGCATTGATACCGCTATCGGCAAGGTTGCTCAAGGCTACCTCGCCATCAAGCGTCGTAATCACAAGTCCGTTCATTTCAGTCAGCAGTTCTGCGTTGGCCTTGGTGAACACCTTGGGTAGCAATTCCAGTTGCTCCGCCGTGAGTTTGGTACCGTCCCTCATTTGCTCAACGAGTCCGTCCATGAGGTTTTGCAGGGTGGCGTCCAAGTACCCACCGACTCCCTTCTCAGTACCCGTCAGGTCCATGAGTTCTTGCACCTGCTTGTCGCCAGTCCCAAAGAAGTTCTTGCTAAACATTGTGCGGAACGCTTCGCCAGTACCGCTACCCAAAGCCTCGGCCGCATCCTCGAAAGCCTGCTTGTCGAGCATAGCAGAACCTTCGGTGTTAAGTGCTTCGAGTGCCCGCAGGTTGGTCAGCGCGGCTTGTGCCGAAGCCAAGTTTGCAGCACTCAGGTCGCCCATTGCGCCTTCAAGTATGGCGATGTTTCGCTGAATCTCCGGCAGGTCACCGTTCAGTTCACCGAACGATTTGGTAGTCAAACCAAGTGCCCCGACCAAACCTTCGTTTGACGTGACTTTAGTGTCGGCGGACAGAATGTCCTGAGCGTGGGCCGCTGCTTGTTTCGCAACCTCGGAAGACTCACGCAGGGACTCGTTGCGCTTTTGGTTGGCCACGGTGTATGCGCCAATCGCAGCGACACCGAGCATAAGCACGGCGTTCAAACCAGCCGAGGCCATCGTCGCTCGTCGCGCTGCCTTTTCCATTTGTCCGAAGTCCGTAATCATCAGACCCAACGCCTTGCTTGTCTGCTTGATAGCGGGAATCATTGAACCGGCAAACATGATGATAGAACCCATGGCTGCTTCTGACTTACCCATAGCGAACAGGGCGGTACCCAACATGTTGCTCAGACCAAACGTCACGGCACCCATCTGTCGGTTGACGTTGGCGGACAGGTTCATTTGCCTTTGCTGAACCTCTTGCATTTGAATGTCGTACTCCTCCATGGCTGCGTTCAGCAGTTCTTGGTCCATGGTCATCATCTTGGTCAGCCTATCGAGTTCCTTCCGGGCTTCCGCATCTTTCAACTCAGACTGTTGGAGTTCTCTCAGAAGTCGTGCGTACTCGCTTGCACCGAAACCGGCGTCAGTCAGGGCTTTCTCAAGGTCCATCATGGCGACCGTGGCGTCAAAGGTTTCGTTCTCGGCATCGTTCAGTTCTTGGGTGACCGTGTGCAACGCTTGAGCAACCGAATGGAAAGTACCACCATGAGCCATCGTCTTGAGGATTTGGTCGAAGTGCATGTGCTCACCGAGTAGGTCCCTCATGGCCCTCATCAGTCCCTCGAACTCCTGTTGTGTGAAACCTGTAATCCTCGCCGTTAGGTCCATGCCCTGAACGTAGTTTCGAGCAGAAGCGTCGGTCATACCGAAAGCCTTTGCTTGCTTGATGAGAGACTGTTCGAGTTCGAGTCCCTCGACCTTGTTTGTCCGCAGTACCTTAGCGTAAATGTTCATCAGGTTGTTTGTGTCTATGAACCCTGTCTTGGTCAATTCCTGACGCTTAGCGAATTGAGTCATTCCGGCGGACAGCGCATCCACTTCTTGTTTGCTCATCTTGAGCAAGCGAGCGTTGGTCCTCGTTTTCTGGTTTGAGTCCATTTGCTCAAACGTGAAAGCACGGGTGAGTTCGTTAAACGACTTGAGTCGCTGCATCACAATGTGCTGCGTACGACCTCGCTCGTGTTGCACGACCATGGCCTCTTTCTGCGATTGAGTCAGGCGCTTGGTCATCTCAATGTCCACTTGAGTTTGGCGCAGCAGGGCATCACGCTTGACGGTTGCTTTACCGGTGCCGTAAATCTCTTGCATTGCGTTGCCGAGGTTGGACATGCCTTCGGCCTCAAGCATGACCTCGCTATTTACACGCTTCAGGATGGTGAGGTACTGCGCTTTCATACGCTGCTGAGCAACAGAATGTTCGATGCTCTTTTGCTCCACCATCTCCGTTGCTTCGATGACCCTTTTCTGTGCGTCGAGAATCGGCGTACGGGCCTGCTCAGCAACCTTGAGTTGTGTTTGAATCGTGCGCTTATGTTCGAGAATCTTTGCGATTTCCTGATGCTGGAAGCGAATGCGCTTGGTCAAGGTCTGTTGTGCTGTGTTGGCCTTCTCACCGAAGCGTAGGTACGTCGCCGTCTTCGAGTGCAGGTTCTCGTTCGCAACGAGGATATCCTGAAGGCTGCGCTGCACGGACTGGTACATCTCACTCGCAATGCTCAGGCTGCGAATCGTCAGCCCGAACTTGACGAAGCCCTGCATCTGACGGAACCCACCAACCATCCGACCAAGGCCCTTCGCCACCTTTTCTCCACCCTCTTCACCGAACATGCTGCCGAATGCTGAAGCCATGCCGTCGAGAGCAAGCAGCGTGTCGCGGGTCGCTTCTTCCATCCCAATCATCGTCGGGAGCATACGCTCGCCAAGGGCAGCACGAGCGTTTTCGCTTTCGGCCTCGACCTTCAACAGTTGATTGGCCAAGTTTTCCATAGCCGTTTCCGCCTGTTCTGTGGCGACGGCCAGTCCTTCTTCACCAAGGGCTGCAAGTTCGGTGAATCGGCCGTGGTTCTCCATCAGTTTCAGGAACCGCACGTAGTGGCGGTTGCCGGCCACAATCTGAGCAATCTCCTGTTTGCGAGCGGCACTCAGTTCCGAGAAGCCCTGTTCGTGGAGGGCGGTCATAATCTCGGTCATGGACTTCATGTTGCCGTTCTCGTCCAAGATGGCGACGTTCATCTGTTCCATCTTGGTACGGGCACCGCTGATATCACCACCAAGGCGAGCGTACATCATACGCAGCGCACGGCCGGACGCACCCTGTTCTTCACCGGCCTCAAGCAACACGGCGGACATAGCCGCCATCTCAGCGAACGAGTCACCAACGAGGTGACCTTGAGCGGCGAAGTTCCGCATAGACTCCACCAAGTCTGACTCGAGCGCCACCGAGTTGTTCGCCACGGTGTTCAGCGTGTTGTTCATGGCCATGAGGTTCTCCTCAAGCATCATGCGCTGCTCGCTGAAAGTCAGCGCGTTGAAGTCATCACGAGTCATGTCGCCGTACAGGGCGTTGGTCTGTTGCTGAAGAGCAATCAATGACTTCATCGCAGCCGGCGCGTCGAAGTCCGAAATCTGCGAGAGGACGTTCGCTTGGTCCACCAAGATATCCACGTTCTGCCGACCAATCAGCGTACCCACCTGAGCGGCACGGGCACCGGCCAAAATTGCCTCGTCACCCATCACGGCGTACTTTTCACCAAGGGTGGTGAGTCGGTCAGTCAAGTGCTCAATCTCATTACTGCCCTTCGGCACGTCACCATAGAACTTGTCGAACTCAACGGCCGCGAGTTGTGTCGCTTCCGTGATAGCACGCATGGCCTCGAACGCTTGGTCGAGGAGCAGGTTCATGTCGTCAATCGGCTTCAGCACGGCCTCGAACGAGTCCACGAGAACGGCCTGCATCACGTTGGATGCGGTGCGCGTATCTGAAATCAGTTTCTCGGTGTTCCATTGGGCCACCACGTTGAAGAAGACTTGTGATGCACCTACTCGCGCCATGGTCTCCCCCCCTGTGTTATCTAAGAGATGCGCCGTGAGCCTTCAACATACCGAGGACTTCCGAGTCGGATGCCTTGCGGCGCTGCTCTTTGCGAGCGTTGGCCGCAGCGGCGTTGTCCTTTTGGTCGCTCGACCGGGCCTCAGTAATCTGCTGCTGAATCTCGTTCAGCACGGCCAAGTCGTACTCCAGTCGTCGCAAGCCCCCCTCTTCCGTGTACTTGAAAATCAGGTCGCTCGGCAATTGTCCTTTGAACGATGAACACAGGGCGGGTGCGACTTTGCTCAGGAGGCCAAAGGGACGGAGCCGTCCTCGTCGCCGCCCTTCACGAAGTTGTACACCAACATGAGTTCGGTAGCGTCCAAGTCGTTGATATCCAGTTCATCGGGCAGGCAAGGGGGGACGAGGTGGCGGATTTGGTCATCCAACCCACCGCCGGCTTCTTCGAGAGCCACGAGGAACTCTTCCTGTTGGTCTTCGGTCCACGCATCTTGGTCAGCGCCGAAGTGCCGGAACTTGCGAAACGTCTTCGCAAGCAAGGTCTCAAATTGAAGGCGCTCCATGCCCGAGGCTTGGCGCACCCACACTTCTTTTCCGTTCAGTTCAAACTGTTTCTTCATCACCGGCATTGGTCTCACTCTTCTTTGTCTTTGGCTTACGCTTGCGCGTCTTTGGCTTGGGCTTTACTTCGACCGGTGCCTCAACAGGCACAGGCTCGATGACCGGTTCCTCAACAGGTTCCGGTTCAGGGGAGGGGGTAGGGCGACCGGGCTTGACGCCACGGAGGGCTTTCAGAGCGGAGCCACGGACAGGAGGGGTTCGTCGCATTTCAATCACCTTACTGGGTTTCGTACACAATCAGCACAGTCACGCCATTGCCGTCCTTTTGGCGGACGGGGGTGCATGACCAAATCTCCAACAGTTGCGAGATGCCGGCGAGCGCGGTGTTCACGTCGGTGTGCATGTCGTCCATGGTGGTAACGACGCGAGCCGTTCCGAGGTTGGAGGGGTTGACCGGCATTCCTAATCACCTCAGTCGAAGAGGTCCAAGTCAGCGTCAGTCACGTCGGCCATCACCATATCAACCTTCGACATGACGTTGGTGGTCGAGTCGGTGAGGGCGGTGAATCCGACGCTCATGGTGGAGGAGTCACGGCCGCTGACGTTCATCACCGGTGCATCCCACACGACCCTGTACAGGAACAGGTCGAGGGTGTCGCTGCCGGAAGCCAAGGCGAGTTTGATGGCGTAGTTCGTACCTTCATAGATGACGGCGGCGTCGGTGTCGGTGTTCACCGAAGAGTACGTCGGCTCGTTGTTTGCACCAACCGCACCAGTCTTGGGCAGGGCGAACTCAATGGTTCCGGTAATCTCACGCATCTGCGGCATGGGCTGAACCACGTACTCTTGGGAGCCGAGAGCCATGGAGTTATCGGTGTCCAAGTTGAGGTTGAACTCAACGGAGAAGGACTTGACGTTTGCACCCGCGTTGCTTGGGTCAGAACCGGTGATGTTGAAGAACACGTCGGCCTCAGCGAAGTGGAAACCGGTGGTGCTTGCACCCTCGAAGGATGGAGCATGGTTGAGGGTGCTTTCTGCCGTTTCACCCTTGCCCACGAAGTCGGCGCTGAGCATCACGTACTCACCGACGTTGGCGGACAGGGACAGGCGGCTCAGGCACATGCCGGGGTAGTTGTGCTGCTCGTCCTCACGACCAACCGTGATGCGGTACGAGGGCAGGTGCTTGCCGGCCGTGACGGACTCGGTAAAGGTGTGCTTGTTGCCGCTCGAGTCGTGCGTGTAGGAGTTATACGCAGCACCAATGAGCATGGCGCAAAAGTGGTCGTTCTGAAGAACGAGGTTCAGGCCACCCTCGCCTCGAATCGTGCCGGCGACGGAATCGTGAGAACCCATGCGGCTCATGTCGGAGCGGGTCAGGAGGTCGAAGGTGTTGCTGAACGACTCGTCATCCACTTCACCGAAATACTCGGTGCCGGACGCGGTGCCGTACGTTGCCTTTTCGTTCTGAAGCGAAACGTAGCGGTATGCGTAGTACGAAGGCATGGAGGTCACCCTTAGTGGTTGCTACCTATGAGCCGTTATTTGAACATTCACTTAACGGTGGTGCATATTGGTGCGGCGCATGTAGGTCATCTCGAGCCTGTGGACACACACCACCTCGTCGTCGTCGCGCTTCGTGTCGAAGTTCACCGTGAAGTCAATGAGACTGTCGGTGTTGCCCTTCAGTCCGGTTGTGGTGTACAGTTCATCGAATGAGTCACCGAGGATAGACGCACCGGTCCTGTACGCCTCCTCGTAGTCCGTACCGCGCGTGGTGATGAACATGGTCACGGTGAACATCTGGTCCACCTTAGTACCCCCAAGGGCGGTGAATGTGGGCGAGTCCGTCTTGGTCAAGAGGACGTGGATGGAGGGCGGTGGGATGCGGGAAATCATCTGTGACGAAATGTCGTACCCGTACACGATGGACGAGTCGCTGACGAAGTTCTTCAGATAGAACCGCTTGGAGTCCTTGAGCGTCTGCACGATACCGAGGCCCATGCGAATCAACGTGTCGGTCACGAATGGGGACGTGGCCATCTCGTCCGGGCTGAACGCACCGAACGTGGACACGAACACGTTAGCCCACTTGACCGTACCGGTGGTGTTGCCCCACTTGATGGACTCAGATGTACTCGAAGAGCCTGTGACCTCATAGTACGAGTTTGCGCCCAGTCCGTCGGTCACCTGCTCACGCAGATACAGGCGAGCCTTGCCGGAGGAGTCAAGCGTCAAACGAGCGATGAGCGGCACGGGGTCGAACGTATCTGCTTTCGCAAGGTCAAGGTTGCGTGTAGTGACGGTGCTTGTGCCCACAATCTTGAGCGTCTGTGAATCGCCGGTTGCTTGAACCTCGACGCGGTGAGTACCGGTGTCCAAAGCCATGAGCACTTCGCCGTTGTCCGGCGCAGCCGTGTAGGCGAAACAGGCCACAATGGTTGCGTCTGTGATGCTTGGTGAAATGCTGAAGGTTTGGTTGGTGATAACGTACTCACCACCGACGATAGAGCCGCCGGCACCCGAAGCCACGAACGGTGTGTTGCTTTGGCCCGTGATAGCGGTAGGGTCCTCGCCGTTCATTCGACTGGTCCAGTACTGGTTGATGGTTGAAATCGTCATCCCCACGCCTCCTGAAGTCGCATCTCGAGGGTCTCAAGCAAGTTCTGTTGCACCGCGTCAGCAGCAAAGTCAAGCCACCCAATGCTCGCAAAGCCGGGGTGAACCATGTTGTCTCCGGTCTTAGCGTTGATGAAGCCGCCGCCAATTGTGCCCCAACCCGGACTGTTCTTAATCGTCTTGAATGTGAACGGGTAGGCAAACGGCGCTACTCCGCCCTGCAACATCGCCGCAATCTTGCCGCCACGAGAACCCTCAACACCGCCGGAGTCAATCGGGTCAGAACCAAAGCGGACCTCAGCCATACCTTCGGTAGTCTTACCTTCTTCCACAATCAACGAGTTCGCGGTCTTGAACCCCATGTAGCGTTGACGTACAGGCACGGAGTCTTTGATGTACCGCTGCGTGTTGCTCATCTCCTCCATCATGGCGTCCTTGATGGCCTCAGCCATAACCTCGGACGCGGTAGCGTCCATGGTTGCGATAGCCCGGTCGGCTTCTCGCCAGTCCCACTTAACACCGAAGGACATTCCGGTTTTTGTGGAGTACGCATCAACCATCTGAACACCTCACGCCGGCAGACCTGCGTGTGCGATGCGGGTCAGTTCTTGGTGAACGCGGGCGCGAAGGACGTTGCTCCGAACTGGGTCAGAGCCAGACTGGTGGAAGACCGACTCGTCCTCAAGGTAAATCGAAGCCGCCAAGTCGGCAGCGATTTCCCGCAGGGTGGTGTTATATGAGCCACCGCCAATAGAGGCAGATGGTTTGGCCCGACCGTACTCACGGAAGCATTCATCAATGAACACGTCGGCCCTTGCGATAACGGAAGTCAGGCGGGACGCAGCCCTGTCCTGTTGGCCTGTGTCGAGACCGAGGCGGATAGCAACATCAGAAGCGGTGCAGTACGCCATTCAGACACCCCCGACAATCAGCGTTCCGGTGAATGACGCGCTCACAATACCGACCAACCACTTGATGAGCGTTGATTGATTTTCGCGCATGATGCGCTGCACATCGTTGAGGGTGGTTTGAAGACGCTCGTGCTTGACGTTGATTTGCCCTACGGCGTTCGTCAGGTTATCGAGCATCTCACCGTGTCGGTCCGCTCGACGCTCAAGCGTTTCGACGCGGTGGACGAGAACAGGGTCCACATCATTCTCCATCTTCGACCATCTCCTTGACGGCCTCGACGGTTGCTTCTGCTTCATCAACGATTTCCATGACCTCATCCAAGGTCACCTTTCCATCGGCCATGACGCGACGGTACAGGACGAGAGCCTTTTCAGCAACGAAGGCGGCAGCGAGTAGGTAAATGGGGATGAGTTCGTATTGCATGTTTAGTCCTCCTTGTACTCGATACTGCGAACGCTTGATGCCGGAATGAACGTGAACGGTCGGTCTTCACCTACCCGGTAAATCGCATAGCCATGTGGTGTTTCTTCAATGTTCACATTGACGTAGGCCCTCTCGGGCGGCTGATACACTACCTTGCCGAACCTCACTTGAACCACCCCTTGAAAAAATCCCTGAGCCTGATTTGAATGCCGTTTCGGTGCTGCTGCATGTTCAAGACTTCAGTCACGTACAGGTCAAGCCAAGGGTCGCGCAATCAATCACCGTCCTCAAGAATCCAAGCGTTGACCTGCTCCACCGTGGGAGCGGCAACGTCGAGAGGCCAATGGGCAGGGGCGTAATAGATGACGCCATCTCCGTCATCAAAGAACGGCGACATTTCGGCATCGAGCAACGCGGGGTAGCGGGAATGCAGCACGGAAGCACAGTCAGCCATCATCCAATCCTCCTGATTGAGCATTCGTTATAGTACCCGGAACGAAGCCTGTACTTCTTCGACGTTGATTGGTTGGACTGAAGCCTGTTGAACACGGCAAAGCCAACCTTGTCGCCTGCGTCGAATCGCCGCACGGTTCGCACATCAGGCCCCTTAGCAGACAAGCCTGTGCCGTTGGTGAACAAGAGGATAGGGCCACGCACCAAAATGTCGCTTGCTCCCGGTGTGGAGCCGTCTGAGGTATAGACGATGTGCGCAATGGACTGAATGAACGAGGACGACGATGGGTTGCCCAACGTGTTGCTGCCTGATGCGTCACCGTCAAGGAAACCAAACTTCCCATAAATCTCATACACGCCTGTCGTCACAATCTCCCAAATGCCGCTCGAATACGTGAGGCCCTGCTCAGTCACAAGGTCTTGGTTCCAAGCCGTCACAACAGTCGTGGTTGATTGGCTGAAGACTTGGCTTGACCCTGTGCCGTTTGCTGCGGGGATGGCGCGAGAACCGGACGACTGAGCAATCCACGACGTGTCTGTGCCTGTATCAATGAAGCCCTTAGCCGAGATAGGTGTTGTGCCTGCTTCGTACTGTCCGGTGGGGATATAGACGGTCGCATCAAACCCTCCGTCCGCCGTGAGTTTCTGTGCGCTTGTCCCACCCGGCATGATGAATCCGGCTGCGGTCAACGCCGCTCCTGTGGTTGCTCCACGATTGGCCACGGTATCGAGGGTATCGGCTTCCGCTTGCAGGGCCGAGTCTGCCTTGGCTCCCTGAGCCGCCGTAGCGTAGTCGGCTGAATTGAATGCCTTGACTTGTGCGAGGTTCGTCACCTCGGAGTCCATCAGCGCACCTGCGGCGGTCACATTGGTTGCATCCGTCACATCTGCACCATCTTCGACATTGAGCATGGTGCGAACTTCGGCAGGCGTGAGTTCTTCGCTATCCCCACTACCCGCATCGTTGCGCCCAAGGATGGTGTTTGTGGCTACGTTAGACACCACATCAACAGTTCCACCACCGCCGCCACCGGAGGATGCAAAGGTGATGGTCGTACCGTTGTCTGTGATGGTCATGTTGCTACCGGCGGTCAGGGTGCGACTGTCGAAGTGACCGTTGCCCTTGGCTACCTGTACACTTGCTGCTTCGCCATGGGCCGGAGTCACAGAGAACGCAAGGTCCCTGTCGCTGACGAACACGTTTTGACCAACACCCACGAAGTTCCAAGCGCCTGCTATCTTGGGCGGGGCCTTAGTCACAATGGTGGGTGGGGCATACGTAGCAGACGTGCCTTCGAGAACTGCATCAGCGTTGACTGTGATTGAGTTCACGGACAGGGTAGTGTTCACCGGCAGCGTAGTCTTCCAACCGGCGGTAGTGGGTGTACCGATGATAACGTCGTACCACTTGGGGTTAAAGTTCCCGGCCCCGAAGTTTGAGGAGCCGGTGACTGGAAACTCCCACCCTGAACCAGAGGTCACGCGGAACTCCCATGTGGACAGGCCGGCGTCGAACTCGTCGCTATCGTAATCAATCGCCGTGGCGTCGGTCACCACAAACTTACGGCTGAAGTCATTGCGAGGGCTGATGCCTGACGTATCGGGCACAATCTTACCTGCGTGAAAGTCAAGGGACTGGATGGTGCAGGCACCATGCACCGTGCTTGTCGGCTCCTTGAACTGGGGTGAAATGCGATTGGTGGACACCGTGGACTTGAGAATGCCGTGTGGGCCGTCGTCAAGGTACGTGAAGGCCGAGCCACCGTTGGCCGAAGCGTCTATGTCGTACACGATGTTGTTTGCGTTGAGCAATTGCGCGTTATCGCCATTGAGAACGTAGCGTTGATTTGCGTCGGAGTCATAGTTCCCCTCAAGCGAAATGGTGACTGACGAGCCCGAGGCGTTCTTGAGCGTGCCGTTGAGCGACAGGAGCGCGGTGGTGAAACTGGCGGTCACGTTCACGTACAGGTTGTTTGTGACGGTCACGGTGTCGCCCGCAGCCTCGGTGACGATGCTTGACTGTGTGACCACGATACGCCCGTCATCCACGGTGTTGATATCGAATGACTGATTGTTTGCTGCTTCGGTCGCACCGCTGACTGTAATCTGCATCCCCGGCAAGAAGCCCTCGAACCCTTCGCCTGTGATGGTGATGGTCGAAGGTGCGGTGAATGCAATAGTGGTGGCGGTGATTGTGGTCTCGTACGTGTAAGGTTCGTGGACGTTCATTGCCGTCAGCGAGATAGCAAGGTTCCAATTGCAGGGTGCCCTGCCGAAGCCTGCGGTATCTGTGGTTTGCTTACCGAAGTGGACGGTATCGCCGTTGACGGGTACAGTATTGCTACCGCTACCGTCTTCGTTATCGGCCCAGTTTGCGGCAATAGAGGCGCTGGTCTCAGCGCCGTTAGCAATCCAGTACCTGTTCGCCATATCAAGCACCCGTCAGCCGCGTCGTTGTTTTGCCTGTGGCGAAGGCAGCGGCGTTGGGTTCAGCAATCAGCGCCAAGAACTCCTCGGCACGCTTCTCAAATGCCTTTGCTTGTTCTTGGTACCGACGGTCGTACACACTACGCTCACTTTCGCTATAGTACGCCGGGACTGTATCAATCAGAATGGTCAGACAGTCAAGTGCTACGAGCATCTTAGTCGCTGACTCTTTGAGGGTGGTGTCGGGTGCGTTGCTGCTGCTAACACCGTACTTGTCTGCCTTACGGGCAACCTTGTTCACTTCCGCCTCGCGGAGCGTGATAAGTTCGGTGATGGTCGCATCATTCAGACCACGAGGTCGGTTCAGCAGGTCACGAATGTTGTCCGTGGTGACCGCCATCATCCCCACCTCTCATCGAAGTCTTCGGGTACGTCAATCACCACGGCGTGTTCAGGCACGTCGAATGCACGACCCATGATGAAGACCAAGTTTGTTTCTGCAATCAGGTGAGCCATGCGGCTATCAGGTACCCAGTAAATCGTGTCGAACGACTCAAGGAGTTCGGCCGGTGAACCGGGGCGACGTGAGGTCGGCAGGGCAAGCCTAAGCAGGTAGCCCTGACCGGACCGCCAATGCTTTGCACGGTGGCGTAGCACGGCTACGGTGGCCTTCGCGGGTACCGGGATGCCCCGGTCCTTGAGCGTTTTGATGAGGTCAGACTTTTCCGTCAGGTGAATCACCATCAGGAGATGACGCCCGTAATCTTGACGATACGGTTATTCGTCCCGCTCGAAGCACCGTCTTGGTGCTCGTGAACCACGCTGCCCATGTAGGAGGACAAGAGCCAGTCGAAGCCGACACCGGGGATGCGGGTCAGTTCGGTCTCTTGGTAGCCGGGACCGTTGTACTGGAAGAACTCGGCCGTTTCTGCACCGGGGATGAGGAGCAGAGCGTCGTTGCCGAGAGCGCCGGTCGAGCCGTGGTCACGGGTGAAGTACACGTCGAGAGCCATCATCGTGTTCAGGCGCTCGGTGAGGGACTGAAGCACGTTGGTGTACAGGCGGGTGTTGAGCATCTGAGCGCGGCAGGTGGCCGGGAGGATGAGAGCGAGGCGCTCGTTGCCGGAGACACGGGCGTTCTCGAAAATCTTGTCCATCGAGTCCAAGATATCTTGCTCTTCGTCAGCGGAGCCGGTACCCCACACGGCGGTAGCCGCTTGGGACTGGCCTGCACCGGCCTTCAGGGTCGTCAGAATGTGGTTATCAATGAGGTCAGCACGCGCTTGGGTGATGCCCAATTGCTGACGGCTCATGTTGTCCCACGACTCGCCACGGAGGAGCGTGGAGTCGAGGAAGGTGCAGCGACCCTGACCCTTGGCCAGTTCGACCGAGTAGTTCGCGGTGCCGACCTTCGTTGGGTCCACCACGGCGTTGTCGTCCAAGGGGTAGGTGAAACTACCCTGCACGCCCGTGTACCACGTGAAAGCGAGCCACGGAACGGTGCGGACACCGACAACCTTCGTACCGACCGAGAGGGTCGTGGACTGGAGTTGAATGAAGTCGCGGAGGGTCTGCTCGAGCACGGCGTCGCCCTTACCGAAAGGACCGGTGGCTGCGCTCACGTTGAAAATTTCTTCAAGGCTTTGGTTCATTTTGTTCACGTCCTATGTTTTTTGTTGTGGGTCTCAAGCAACCGCCACGGGAACAAGGTCCCCGGTTGAAATCGCAACGCCGTGCTTGCCGACGAAGTGGCCGACGAGCGTAGCGGAGTTTGCGGAGGAGTCGTCCACGTGTCCGTCAGCGTCAGAGGTCTGAGACACATAGAGGGGCATACCGAACTTGACGGAGCCGGCCGCGATGGCCATGCACTTGACGTAAATCACGCCGTCCAGAGGCAGCAGGCTGACGGTGGCGTCAGCAACGGCCACGAGGCTACCGGTCACTTGGTTGCGAGAGGACTCGTCAATCGTGACGGCAATCGGGGAGTCGGTGACGGCCGCGGTCTTGAGGATGCCGGAGGCATCGTACTTGACGAGGTAGCCGGCACCATCGTAGGTGTTCGTCTGAAGGAAGTCGCAATGAATGGGGTCATTTCCTGAGTAAAGCATTTTGGTCACGTCCTATGTTTTGTTTGTTTCTCTGTTCAGAGTTCCTCGAAGAGCAGGGCCTTCGTGTTTTCCTGACCCGCGAACACGTTGTTGTAGGCGCGAGCCCATGAGTTGTAGCAGCGAGCATAGAGGGTCTCGGGGACTTCCATAATCTTGCCGTTGAAGTACGAGGCCACGACTGGCTCGGACTTCTCGCTTGCGGCGACCGGCTCTTCCGCGGGGGTGACTGGCGTCATCTCGACGGCCGGAGCGGCGGGGCGAGCAGCCTCCCACGAAGCAATCATCGTGGTGAGGGTCTCGGCCGCGAAGTCTTCGTGGCCCTTGAGTCCGAGTTCGGATGCGCGGGTGACGAGAGCCATGCGACCCTCTTCGGCGCGGGCCATGTCGGCCGCTTCAAACTCAGCAATGCGGGCTTCCCGCAGCACGAGTTCGGCGCGAAGCGCCTCGAGTTCGGATGCGTCAGTTTCGATGGGAATCTCGGTGTCGGTCATTTCGCTCACCTGTTGGTGATGCGTACTACCTGCGGACCGGTACTTAAGAGTTCCTTCATTTGCTTCCACACGCTCGACCTTTTCGATGTTGGCGTCACGGTAGGCAGGCTTGTGGACGATAGCGAGGTGGTCAAAGTCGAACTCGTCGGCAAACCACATCTGTCCACGGGGGTACTGCTCGTCAGCCTCCATCACTTCGGAGGGGATGCCGGTACCGCCGATGCTCACACCGTACCCCGGCTTGAGCCACAGACCGGACTCGAGAGAAGCAAACAGTTCTTCTCGCACAATCTCAGCGGAGTATCGAACCTTATACCGGTCCTTGTCCTCATCATCATCGTGATAGGATGCGCTGACGACCGTACCAACGACGGCTTCATCAACACCGCCGTCCATGTTACGCTTGAATCGGCCCATCTCAGCCTTCGGGTGGTTGAGCGTCACGTCGGCACCCATCATTTCTTTTTCAGCGAGGCGCTTTGCGAGAGCAGGGCGAACACCCCAACCGTTCTTGTTGACGCCCTCATGGAACGCGACACCGGAAATGCGAATGTAGGTCTTGCCGGTAGCGGCTTCAACACGGGTCGTGACCTCATCAATCTCCATCTCCATGGTGACGGCTACACGAACGCACTCGCCACCGATGAGTTCTTCACCCTCACCACAGGGGGAGGATGCGACCTTATCGCCACCAGTCTTCTTGGTGTACTCTTCGTGGCTTTCGCACGGCATGAACACCGTATCTTCGCCTTCTTTGTGACTGTGAATGCCTTCGCAACCAATGTCTTTCGCACGACCCGCAGCCTGACCGGGGTTATCGAACACGTCCTTGCGAATCATCTCCGCTTCGGCGTGTTCAGCACAAGACCCGCAGCAGGCTTCATCGCTTTCGGCCTCGACTACATCGTCGTATTCGTCATAGAACTCAGCGTATTCTTCGCTCATTTCATCACCTTCGTTTTGGCTCCATACGTCAAACCACAAATCATCTGAGAGCGCCTCGTGTTCGTCCTCTTGGTTTTCGTTGGAAGTGTACTGGGTCACGCTCTTGCTGCGCTCCCACATTTTGCACGACCAGTATCGTGCCTTGGTCTTGGGACCGGGGTTGTCGCAGTTGTGACGGCTGCGGAAGTTCTTGCGGCGACCGGGGTCATCACGCTTGATTTCCATGTTGGGGTCACCGAAGCGAACAATGACGACACGACCGGACTCGTTCTGCACATAGACGGCGAACTTCTTTGGTCCCTTGGGTGTACGGAAGGGCTTGTTAAGACTGACTTTCTTACCGTTGTACTCAGCGGCCTCGACGCCTTCCTCATCAGCCTTGGCGGACTTGCGGGGATGGCCCCGCGGGAGCAAATCATTGTCTTGCTTATAGTTCGGGTTGCTTGGTCGTCCATTCCTGAGCAGGTAAAGGAAGGCTTTGACTCGTGCGATACCCCATCCACCACGGGACATGTTGGGGGCATGGCTACGGCTAAAAGCACCAGCGCCGCGACGGTACACAGTTTTGAGCATTCCCATGCTCGCTTTGCTCCCCTTGCCTGAAGAGTTGTGCTTCGACATAAGCGAGCGAAGTCGCGCCTCAGTTTCCTTACTGACTTTGATGCCTGCGTTCGGTTTCTTTGCAGAACCCGGCTTGTTCTTCTTTGAGCCCTTGCGTCGCTCAGATGGCTTGGCGGGAGTCTTGCGAGGGTCATTCTTTCCCGGCTTTCCGTACTGGAGCGCCTCAACTTGCTTCTCGTCCGCCATTCCGTTGCAGACGGCATACCTTTGCGCTTCGTCGGGGTACTTGGAGACTGACTCTGCATCTCCCATGCACCGGGCCATATAATCGGCACGTGCCTCACCCTCACGACGACTCGGCATGTTCGACCAACGGTTCATCTGACTTTTAGTCGTTCTTGTTCACAACGACTTCTTCGCCCCAAGGAACTTTGAGTTCTTTTTCCATGTGCATCTGGTGCTCATGCTCAGCAATGTCCCGAGTACGACCGTGCTCTGCTTGAATCGGCATCTCCGAGGTTTCGCTCGTTTGCTCGCTCTCCCACATACGTAGGATGGTGGACAGGGCCGGCCCTGCCGTACCACCGATAATGGCGATAAGCGCAATGAACCCATCGAGGTTGGCGAGAACAATGTCGGGTTGGAAGATACCCATAGCCACAACAGAACCGGATGCAAGCAGCCACAGGTAAATTGCGGGAATCACGGTCTTTCGGACCATGCGGTCGTTGAATGTGTCCTTAGCCTTCATGTCTCCACCTCTTCGTTTGGTGCGTTTTCATTGTTGCGGGGCATTGTTCCGGTGGACCGAGGGCGTCCCGCGCCTCCCTTTTGGTATCGCATTTGACCCATGTCCCCTTCTTCGGGAACCATGCCGAGCATTTCACGTGCTTCGTTCAGGGTACTGATGCCTGCTTCGTGGGCCATGACGACACGTCGCGTAGTCTCGAATGGTGACTCTTCGTCCATGGGGTCGAACTCAAGCACAGGCAGGTCTTGCATTCGGTGAGCGATGCCCATGAGTTCAAGGTGCCGACTGAACAGGCGGCGCACAGACTGGACCAAGACTTGCTGAAGACGGCGGATAGCCTGCACGCTCCATTGGTTTGCGTTGAACGTAGCAGCGAAGGTGGAGCCGCGCTCTTGTCCCATGGACACGCGGGGCACGTGCAGCACGGCGGAGATATCGCCGTTCACCGCATCGAGGAACGAGGCGTTGTCCGGCACGGTGTTCTTGAGGTCCACGAAGTTCAGGTCCACGTAGTGGGGGAGGATGGGCACTTGGTCACCGCGCAGACTGTCGAGCAGCGTCCCGACTTCATCCATCACGTGGTTTAGACGCTCGGCTGCTTCATCGGGGTCTTGGATGCCGGCCACGGCCTCGGGACCAATGGTGACGTACTGCTTGGTCAGACTGTCCTCAAGTGCAATGCGGTTATTCATCGAGTTGTACTTGGCTCGAATCGCTTGCTTGAGAGCGGAGAATCGGGACGCGCCCCACACACCGTATGTCCACCGCCCGCTCTTGTCGAGCATCCAATGGCTGCGGTAGTCAATGCGAATGTGCATAATCTCAGAAGCATCATAGATAGCAGAACCACGTTGGTTCTCGCGGAACAGGTAGCGACGAGCCTCCATAATGGCGTTGTCCTTGTCCGCTGCAAAGGGCGGGTCACGTCCGTCGGTGATGGTGATGTGGATGATGGGAAGCGACTGAACCTGTGTGATACCGGTACCCGTGCGACCAACGAGTTTTGATATGTCGTTGCCGTACACCATCAGGTTGCGCATAGCGTTGATGAGGAAGTCATCGAAGTCGAGTCGCTCATTGACCAGTTCGTCAATCGCATTTCGGATGGTCTGGTTCTTACCGCCGGCAAGCCGGTATTTGTTTGCGGTCAGGCTGATGGTACGTACGGCCCCGTTGAGTTCAGGGTCATAGGAAAGCATCTCGTCATACAGGTCGAACAGGTTGGTGTTATCGTACACCGTCGTGCGTAGCGCCTCGGTGTCCTTCACGATGTTGTCGAGGCCGGCCACCATCATGTTGAAGGGGGTCTTAACCGCAGATACCGTACGCTCTCGAGACCGGGGAGTCTCGGCAGCAACGGGCTGACGACGAAACCTGTCGAACAATCCCATGACTTAAGCGACGCTCCGGGCGTCTTTTCAAGGTTGGTGTTTATCCTTCAGGTACTTGCTGATTGCACCACCAACAAATACCCAAAAAATCACTTCGAGTGCGATGATGATAACGGCGGTTATTCCTACCGGGTCCACGTTCATAGGTTTAGCCTCCCGTACCTACCGGTCGTCGGTCCTCGGGGACGGCGACCCCTCTTGGTTTTTGGTTTCTCACCCTTCCTGCCCCAAGAACCCATAGTCGTTGTCGCTTTGGCCATGGGCATGTAGTCTGCGGTCTTGGGCTTGAACTGGTCAATGGCGTGGGCGAGGGCCATAACGGTGTCGTTGTGCCTGCCTACGTCCTTGATTTCACCGTTCTTCCACACGTGAGCCTCAAGTTCGGCAAGCAAGATGTTGACTTTGGAACGAGTCTCGCTATCGCCGTAAGGAAAGCACACGAGTTCGCGCTCAAACCAAACACGAAGTCGGTTCATCAACGCCTGCTTCAGCGCCTTGTTTGAGGCTTTCGATGCACGGTAGTCCACACGTGCGCCCTTTTGCTCGATGATGGTTTGGTACAGGCGTTGGAAACCAACGTCTTCGGCTGCAATCGGTGCCTTGAACTTCTGTGCCCATTCAATCAGCGTGTCTGCCTGCTTGTCTGGCGGAAAGTCGTTGCGCCTCCACATGTCCACAAAATGCACAAATCCGTCCTCATCTTGCCTCAACGCTAAAATGACGGTATGGTCTTTTCCAATACCATGGGACGGGTCGAAACCGAGGACCACGTTCTCACCGCCATAGTCGAACTCACGGCGGAATCCGCCGAAGGCATCCACATCTATGTTTTTTCTGATGAGGTGGCGGTTGAAGACTTGGGAGTCATCGTCCACGACCTTACACAAGTACTCTTGAGCGAAGGCGAGGTCGTCGTCAATGCTCGCTTTCTGTTCGAGTAGGAAGTTTGTGGGTCGGTATTCCGGCCACAACGGTTGCAGAACCACCGTGTTGTCCTCGATATGCTCGTCCCAGTTCGGGAACGCGGACCACACGCCTGACTTCCACACCTCCTTGGCTTTCTCTGAGAGCATCTCGGTGTGATACAGGTCATCATGGGCCATCGGTGTACCCACAACGTAGCACGATGTGCCGGGGTCGAGCATCGGTGTGACTACGCGCTTGAACCATTCACGCACCGTACCCATGGTCATGTCGCCCATCTCGGCCAACACGTCGTCAAGAGCCACGACGGTGGGGTGCTCACCACGAATGGCGGCACCGACACCGGTAGCCTGAATCCATGCACCGTTGGTGAACTGGATTTTCTGCTTGTTTGACCTACGCTCATCCAAGAACTTGCGGAGTTCAGGGTGACGACGCATGTCCTCCTTCATTTCCTCAAGACGGTTCGATGCCTGACGGATAGATGCTGAGAACAACCACACCTCGGTGGGCTTGTTATTGCGCTTCTCGAACAGGCACATGTGCAGGAGTTTGACCCGTAGCGTCGCGGACTTGGAATGTGAGCGTGGTGCGATGATGCAGACACGGTGGACGGCAGCATTCTTGCGGTCTGCGTACATGTCGAGCCATTCTTCGATGTGGTCGGCCCATTGGTACTCGTCCGAGAGCCATTCATAGAAGTGGCGGATATCGTGACGTGACCGTTGCAGGTTGAACTGGCTAAACACCATCGTCGCGCACCACCCTCATAGTTCCGCAGAACACAGTCTTTTTTCGCTTGGGGTCCCACTTTTTGCAGGTGTTCGCCATGACCACGGCAGTATGGCCGCATTCATTGCAGCGACGCAGTTTGCGTGAGCGCATCGTCATGTTCATTCCTCGTGCATGACTGGTGCAAAGAACGAGCCGATGTAGCCTTCGTTGGAATCAATCAGATAGGCAGCAAGCCCTGCGGTCGAAGTGGTGTAGCCGGCGCGGTAGTGGTACCGGTCGTGGCCGGCAAGGCTCGGCATCTGAAGGATGAGGCACCCATCCTTTTCGTTCATGGTCTGATGGTGCAGGTGGCCGTGGAACCAAATGCCGTGCTGCGACTCACCCCATTCCTTGCGGGCTTCGTTGGCCATCAGGGCGGGAAGGGACGTGCTGCGGCTCAGGTGGTCACCGTGCGTGAACCCAAGCAGCGTGTTGCCGTACTGAATGTAGCGGCGCATCTTGGGGCTGACCTCGATGGTCACATCGGGGCAATTTTCGTACGCGGCAGATAGGTACATCATCAGGGCGATAGAGGAATGACGGTCGTGGTTGCCCGGCATCATCACAATCTCGACCGGGGCCACTTGGCGCAGCAGGTCAATGTGTTCTCGGGCCAATCGGCAACCGCTGATGAGAATCTCAGCGGGGGAGGCGCACATGTCTTGTGGCGTACCACGGGTGGTGCTACCGGCGTCGTTGTCCACGTGGAACCAGTCGGAACCTGCACCGACGTAAATCTTCTCGGGTGAGGCGGAAATGCGGTCAATGAGAGCCTGTGTCTTGTCGAACAGACGAGCACGTGCTTCCTCGAAGTTGTACGTTTCGCCCACCTCGTCTTTCCATCCATGCTTGCCCCAATGGAAGTCGGTAGGGCAGACAACCATAGCGTAAGGGCTGCGAGGAGCAGGCAGGGTGAGGCGGGGGACTGACTCGTTCGCAACGGTCAACACATTGTCCTTGAGTTCGCGCAGCACGGTGAACTCAAAGCGCCGCCATGACTCAGCGTCCTTGCGCAGCGACTTCATCTCCTCGCGGTGAATCATGCTACCGGCAGCGTGCCTTCGCTCATCCACCAAGGAGATGACGTTATCTGACCACGACTCTTCGGCCAGTTCCTCATCGCTAAGTGGCGAGCCGTTTTGGGTTAGGTTGTGAATACGCTTGAACTCTTTGAAGATGGTGACCGGAATGTCGTGCTTGGCTGCAATGTCCGCCATCGTCATGCCGTTGGTGTAGTCTCGACGGATAGCACGAACGCTTTGCCCGGACATTTTGATGTTGCCGGAGGACATGTAGGTAATGTACACATCGGCTTGGTCGTCGTATTCATAAGAACCAAAGAGCGGGTCAGCCGCATCCTTCTCGCGCTCGTACTTGATGACCTGCATTTCCCACCCTTTGATGGTCCGGTCAGGGTACATTTGGTTGAGGTACCGCGCAAAGTCCATGCGGGTGCCTTCGTAGTTTGACCAGTTTTGGGTGATGACTTCATCTGCCGGTGGGGTCGCCATTGTTTTAACGGGGTGCTCGGCACCTTATCAAAGTTCCTTGAAAAAAATTTACCAGAAAAACGCGCGGTGGTTGGCTGTCCCTATAGGAGTGCTAAGTGTTATTTTTGGCGGCTAATGCCGCACGGTGGGGGTCCCCCTCCCCGCCGCAGCGAGGAGAGGGACGGTCGCGTCCTTGGGGACGTGTTGCGCTGCGTCTGGCGCGGGCTCAATCTATGGCCCAGACTTCATCGGCCAGTTGGGTTGCGCGGAGGCTGAGCATGGCCGCCACGAGGGTGAGCGGGCCGTCCTTTTCCTCATCGGCCAAGGCTCGTGCTTGGACCACGAGTCGCCTCGCTTGGTCAAGCAGCCCGGCTGCGTTGTTCTTGTCTGCGTTGGTTGCTTCGCTCATGTGGGTGTTCTCCTGTGTCTCTTCGACGTTCCTCCGATAACGCCCGACTATATCAACCCTCCCTCGTTTTCCGTCGGGTTCTGGTCCGGTTCGGCACCCCCGGCCATGAGCCGACGCCATGGGCCTCGGCCATACTCCATGGTACCCATATCCCCTATGTGCATACTGGGTGCGTACGCGCGACCTGTGTGAGAGAGATAGGAGAGAGAGATATTACGTTAAGTAAGGAACAGTCTTTCCTACGGCGTC